GGGGGCTGCTCGGCGGGGGGCTGCTCGGCGGGGGGCGCGGCCTGCTCAGCGGGGGGCGCGGCGGCTGCGGGCGGAGTGGCCGCTGCAGCCTCGGCAGCTTCGCGGGCTGCCTTCTCTTCGGGTGTCTCGGCCATATCGGCTGTCTCCTCTTCCATCATCATTGAAAAGTTGCTGCGGGACTTGACTGCCTTGGAGAAGCCATTCAGACCTTCGACTGCAGGAATGTCCACGTAAGCGAACCCCTGATAGACGGGCCAGTACTCTGCCTCCGCGTTCGTCAAGTAGAACCCTACCTCGGACGAACGGTTTCGCCAATCACCACCCTCGACACGGGCCGCTGCTTCCTCGTCAAAAATCTCGTACGAGGCAAGAAGGTAGCTGTACTCATTTCCATCGTGCGTGGAGGTCATTGTCTCGGCACGCAGACCCGTGTGCCAACCGATCAACGAATCCATGGGATCACCAAGGAACGAGCCGTGACCCTTGCGAACCGGAACATCTGAAAAGATGCCGTTCGATGCCAGGTGGGAGTAGTGCATCACCATCTGGTCGATGTGAATGGACTCCCAGGTGTGCTGGTAGCCCATCGAGTCACGGAAGGTTCCCGATCGGAAGACGGGCATGTCGGTCACCGTCAAGACCATACGGTCTGACTTGGTCCCCTTGGCGAATGCGATCTTCGGCTTGTGGTCGATGATCCCGAGACCCGTAGAAAAGAGTCCTACCGAGCGACGTGCGTCGGGTGCGAGTGTGATCGTCATGATGGGTCCTTACGGTAGAGGTAGCCATGCCATGAAGGCAAGGACTATCCGAGGGTTACCACCCGTCGTTAATGTTCGGGCGTCTTGCTTTACTTAGCGATGGTAAAACTCCGTGAATTCTAACCGTGTTGAATCGCAAGCATCGGTAGCACTTGAGAGTAACCTCGCCGCCTGTTACGTAAACGTCAGCCTTCACCTCAGAGCCCTTCCAGACCTTGACGTGAATAAACAATCTCCCACGCTCGTCAAATCCGTAGGTTGCGAGAATGGGAGACCGGTCACACAGTGGACAGCGAATCTCGCCGTCATCCTGTGATTCACCTTCTACGGCCATAGCTGATCATTGCCCTTGAAGATTTTACTTACCGATCTAGTTCCAACCTTAAAAGCTGCGACCGTCTTTGCACCAACCGCAAAAGAAATACTTGCGACATCCTCCAGCACGTTCCAAGACATCTCAAACGACTCTGTAATTCTTTCGCGAACATTCCAAGACATATCTTGAGGCTTAGTTACCCTAGAGCGAATGTTAAAACTAAATGCATGCGACTTTGTCAAACGCTGAAAAACATTCCAAGACATCGCATGAGACTTTGTAAGCTGTGATCTTACATTCCAAGACATCGCAAGTGCCTTGGTTATCGTCTCTTTGACATTTGACGAAAATGTCAAAGACTTAGTAAGACGCTGCAATACGTTCCACGAAATTTCATGCGATCGAGTTGCCTGCTGCAGTACATTCCAGGACATACCGGACTTCGAAAGAGTCGGCGAAACAATCCTGGTCGCAGAAACCATAAATCCAGAAGCGCCCCTAGAAAGGCCTGTTGTAACCGCCGCCTCGTTAGGACAGATGTGAGCAATAACAGGCTTTCCGTATGCAAGAATCGCATCCCAAGCTGCCTGAGATGCATTATAATCCATCCCGAGCAATGTCCAACGTGGGGCGTATGTAGGAAGATTGGAAACGTCCCCCTCGTAGAAATAGCCCCAGCGCTGATATCCTCGATTCTCCAAATCTTTCGCCCAGCCTGAAGAGTTATTCGAAGCACCCACTACTCCGAAATACTTTCCGATAAAATGCTCAGTTGAATCAGCACCACAGGCGTCCATCATGTCAAGAAGCTCAGCCCTAAAAGAATACGCCGCCTTTGGGTCGACAAAGATTACATGCGTCTTATAGTACGCGGCGATAATTTCTTCCCAGCGCATATATGGCTGTGACTGCTGTGACGTTTGCGTAGTCTGCCAGGCGGTAATCTGATACGCCTGAACCTGCGCCCAGGTCATAGAAGATGCAACAAGGGTTGTCCCCGACCCGCCACCTGTCTGAAGACTTGTTCTATCCAAGCTTGCGTCATGTAGACCAAACCACACTCCATCCGAAGTGCGCGCAAGACTGAGTTCTAGCATCGGATATCCGAGACTTACAGCTTCGTCGTAGGCATACTTACTCATCTCGGGATATGATACCGATCCCCCTCGATGCGCTCCGTAGAATGGAGTACGAGAAAGCCACTCGGAAACTGTAGTGGAAGTATGGCGCTTGGTTCGAGTAGAAAGATAATTCCAAGACATTGAATGCGACTTCGTAAGCCGCGAGCGAATACTCCAAACCATATCAAATGACTTTGTGACTGTAGTCAATGCAACGTCTGCGGCTACATCCCAAGACATCGGAAATGACTTGGTGACGGTAACCAAAGCTGACGGGATTGCTATCTGAAATGCCTCGCCATTTGCAGCCTGAGTGTTTATGTAAGTTGTTGTAACATCTCCCGTAGCACCTGCCGCTGTCATTTCTTTAGTGGCAAGAGTTATCGTCGAAGAAGCAGCAGTTACACCAAGAAAAGTCTTTTCTTTAGTCCAACCAGTACCAGAGACTGTAGAATCAGTTTCGACTTCGCTAGCAGCCGTGCGCTCTGTAGAAACACCCATCACACTGGCTGCACCTGTCACCGTAACTGAAGGCGCAATATTGTTGACAGTTCCACCAGAACTTGCACGAGTTCCACGCGAACCTATAACCCAACCTGGAATATCTGAACGATAAGATCCTTCTATCCAGAAGATTTTAAAGTTTGAGTTAATAGTATGAGAGCCAGTACTATCAAGAGCTCCAGTGTAGTTTCCATCCCCTGAGGTTCTTTTCTTTACATACAAACCCCAAGCAGAAGTGGCTGAAGTGCCCATTGCTCCAAAAGGAATAAGGGTTGTAAAACCAGCAGGCGCCGAAGGCACCTTACTGTTTGCCACAGAACCAGCTGCCTCGGCAAAGACAAACACAAAATCGCCGTCAGCAATTGCGGCACCAGTAATGCCTGCACTCATGTTGATAGTGTAGGAAGTTCCAGGGCCCGGCGTGTACGCAGCTGTAAGCCAGCCTTTTAGCGCAGACATTATGCAGGTGTATCGAAGCTGATCTGAAGAGTCGCACCATCGGCGTTGAGAGCTGCAGTATTGGCTGCGGTGCGGCGAATCCAGATACGACGAACCTGACCTGGCGCGAGGGTACCGACAGAAAGCATGGTCCCGATCGTGGTCGGAGCCGAAAAGACGACACCCGCTGGAGCGACATCTTCTGTAGCGATCGAGGCACCCTGCCCAGTCCCGCCCTTTGCCGTTGCCGCCGCTGGGTCGACTCCGATTGCAGGGACAGCACCACCAGTGACATCTGAAGTCAACCAGATGCCGACCGATGTTGCAGTGAGTGTTGCGTGGTTGTTCAAGATGTCGACCGCTCGATACTCTGCCTCGGAAGCAGCGTTCTCGGCACCGGTCACATCATCAAAAAGATCGTTGAGACCTGTTCCGGCAGCTGTCTGCGACGTGAAGCCGCCAAGCGAACCAGTTGGCGTTCCGGCGTTGGTGTCGCCCGCTGCGCCCGTCTTTGTAGTAAGCCGAACAACAATGTCTGATGCTGCAATAGCCATGTTGGCTCCTTAAGCCGTTGTGATGACGTAAAAAGTGTTCGGGTCTTTGACGACCAGTGCATCAAAGTCTTCCTGGGTAATTCCCTGGATCGTAGAAATTCCTACACCGGAAACCTTTGCAGAGTTGGTGGTGCCAATTTCTAGCTCCATACCCCCCACGAACGAGGTCCCCTCGCTCACCTCTGACCCGGCGATGACTTCAATGCCGTACTTACTAGCCATTTCCAGTCACCTCCAGTGTCGTGGAAATGGAACCCGTAAGCCACGTGCTTACGTGATCTGCATCTAGGCTGGTCTGAATGTCGTAGACATAGCTGCTGTCTGAAAGCTTTACACTCTCTGATGGAAGTAAAACACAGAGGATTCCACCGACACTATCCTCGTCACTCTGATCAGACAGTGTGCAAGACCAAGTTGCAACAACCGCCTCCGAAGCGCCACGCCTAGCCTTGATGCTACCAGTTACGGTATGGCCGGTCAGGTTTACATACGGACCCTTAATAAAGGTCTCCGTACCCTCATCCCAAACCATATTGTAAAGTCTGAAAAAGAGTTCGAAGCGATCTCCCTGATAAATGCTCAAGTCCTGAATGAACGGTGTCACTTCTTCAGCTCCTTAAGCTGTGCCTGAAGTGCAAGGTTGAAGCCGCGCATGTATTCCTCCGAAGAATCAAAGGTGTTACTAGCGTCATCAATCCAGACCTTCATGTACTCATAAAGCCACGTAGACGATGCCACTGGGTCCGAATATCCAGCTTCACGGAAAGCCTGTGTCATTGCCTTTTGGAAACCGAGGGACACGGTCGTCCTATCCAAAGGCAAACCCTGCCTGTAGGCTTTCTGTGCCTGTGGGGCCACTCGGTCCACCAAGCGAGCCGCCGTTGACTGGACCTTGTCGCCCTGGTTGGGCTGCTCCTTGTTGCCAGTGTCCGCTTCGTCGTTAGCAGCAAGCTGATCATCGGTCTCGGTGAGCTGCTGAATCTTCTTAATGTCCAGGCCGGCGTTCTCGCTGAGGTCCTTCACGTCAATCTCGAGACGACCCTCGGAGATACCGTTACGGATCGCGTCGCGCACGATGTCCTGATTTTCCTTGCCGAGCTGGCGGAACTTGATCGTGAGCTTCGGCGGATTGGTGGAACCGCGTGAACTGTTGAAACGAGCAATGGGAGCCAAGATGTAACGATTGATGTACTGTGCCCAGTCGCTGCTGATTGCGTTGAGCATCAGCATATACATCTGCATGTGCCCCTCGCCAAGCGAGTATGAACCGACATCGGCGGTCCGCATGAGAAGGATCGGTGTAAACAAAGCCAGCGACATCTCCTCGTCGAGTCGTGTCATGTAGCGCTCGAAGTCTGCGCCGCGCATCTGAGACTCAAGATACTCGATAGTGTAGTCAAAGTCAGGGTTTGTCTCGCCGGGTCCGGCGTTCTGCTTGTCATTGGGGAGAACGACCGTGCCACGCGACCGAAGCTGTGTGAGAATCATCTCCATAGCCTTGTTGCCGCGAACCGGCTTGTCGCCACCCATGTCGAGCTCGTCATCGAAGGGGGCGCGACCGACCGGGGTGGGCTCGCCAAAGCGCTCGTAATAGCGGTTCGCGAACAAGTGCATGAGAATCGAGAAGAACCATGACTGGAATGCAGGTCGCAGCAGCTTCTTGCCGTAGTAGTTGCCGTGGTCCATAAGGAGCGGATACCAGAAAGTGTTGTCGACTGGGATCGGACCCGGCCAACCGATCTGATTGATCCCGTCATACACCTTGATGCTACCGGAACCATTCGGCGGGAAGATCGAACCTGTAATCTCCTGGGCCAACGGGACCTTTGCGCCGTCAACCTTCTTCCAGTTGACCCTGCACTCTTCAGGACGCAGGTCCTTAATCTTGTCGAGAACAATCGCCTTGCCCTGTACGTCGTTCTCCCACTCGAGGACGTTGGGCGAGAAGCCGGCCCAGAATGCCTGACTCATGGAGCGAACAAGTCTACCCCACACCGCCTCAAGCATCTCCTCGGCCTGCGCCTGGAGCTTCTTGTCCTCGCACTCGATCCGGTACTCCATCTGGTGCAGCATAAAGGTGAGGATCGACAGCGAAGAGTTGATCTGGTAGTGATCCTTCATCTGCCGGAAATCATCGAGAGTAAGATCATCGAGATTGAATCCAAGCAGACCTCCGCCGGGGAGTCGCATGACATCGACCGCATCGCCCGACCAGTTACCGAACTTCTCGCCCGTTGGGGGCGGTGTCGCCTTCTTGAAAGACGCCGAACTAATCGGCTGTCCGTTCGGTCCGAGTAGCTGCTTGCTCACTTGCTACCTGTCTCTTCCCGGCATAAGCCCTGGTGGTACTCCGACAGTGGGGATGCTCCCGAAGCCAGGAATAGACGACGGCGGGGCTGGTGCTTGCAGACCAGTCGGCATCAAATGCTGGAGTCGGTTACCGCTCTGCGAGTAACTGATTGGGGGCGGGGAATCACCGTTGCTTTCCGCCGCTGTGTCGTTCGGGTTGGAGCGTATACCCCTGTGGTATGCCCTGTCACCCATCAAGGACGACGTAACCGCTGCAATACAATCCGCAACGTCTTTGCTGCCTGACACAGGGTGGTCAATCTTCTTGTCATTCTCCTCGAGCTCCATCAGTTCCTTGACCGCAATCATAACCTCTTCGGTAGAGTTCATCTCGAGCTTCGTCATGTACGGCGGAAACTCAATGCGATTCTCATAGAGCGCATCACGCAAATCCTCGTACGCAAGCTTACTCTTATCCACCGAGAGCATCTCGGTTGGGATACGATTCTTGCGGAACTGCTGACGCGTATCTGTAGACTGGAATCCATCGAGGGTGGCCTGACGAATACGGAATGCACGCTCGCGCTTGAGATCGTAGACCATCGAGCGAATACCGCTGAACATAATCTCCGACCCTGGCGCGGCCTTGACTCGCATCAAGAAATCAAACGACACGTACGGCTTCATCTCGCCTTCATCGTCAGTAATGATGTGCTTGACGTGACCCATCGCCATACCTAGAGCATCACCATCTGGACTGTACGCGAAGTCAATGTGCAGGTGTCGCTTGAGCGGGGTCTGTGCTCGGAACCAATCGAGGAACTGCGGGCTGATCGGATCGGGCGTAACTGGCGACGGCATGCCGGGGTGACCCTCCTTCCAGCGCTCGACAGCCTCGTCGATCTTGTACGACAAGGAAATGAAGGCATCGCCTGCATTCGGCGGAATACCAGCTAGGTCCTTAAGTGCCTTCTCGGGCTTGGTTGTGAAGTCGATCAGGAACTCGTTCGGAACCTCAATGATCTGAACGTCCGGCTTCTCGCTGCGGATCATATACGCTGCCTGCGCCGTGATGACATTCTTACGCTTCACGTCGTACCAGAACGAATCGCGTGTACCGTCGTCCTTGAGGTACTGATCCCAGCCGAACGACTCCCATAGGGTCATTCGGATCGCGTAAGCTCGTTCATCCGTCTGGAACTCTTTGAAGGTCTTAGCTGCGAAGCCGCCTGCCTTCTTCATCTGTCCAATCACAAGAAAGAAGCCGCGATCCTTGTAACGTGACTTGATGCGGTTCTCGATCGTATCCCGACCGACGTCTGCGTAATCCTTGTCCTTGGTCTGCTTGTGTGAATCTGCCTCATCGAGAATGCCGCCAAGAATGTTGTAACCCTCAAACGATGTCTCTAGCGACGAGCCAGGTAGTACCCAAATGTTCTTGTCAAACCTGATCTGCTTGGTGAACTTGGGGTCGAAGGGGAAGTTCTCCACGAACCACTTGCTGTTCTCGATGCGCGCCTTGATGTCACCAAAGACCGTCTCGACAGCCTGATCTTCGCTGGTCGACATCTGCATGAAAGCAATACGCGAGCCTGGAAGCAAGTTGTAATACGCCTGCGGGTCCTTCAAGCACAGCGTCCAGTGGCACATGTACGAAATGACAATAGAAGCCATGGTTGTCTTGCCGACACCGATAGCGCCAGTGAACATGGCCTTCTGGAAGATCGCAATACGAGTCGGATTGACCTCCTCGCCGAACATGTCGATCAGCGCTTGACGCAGACCCGGACGCACGAGGGCTGCGATGTTCAGGTAACCCTCGCCGAGGAACTGATCTACCGAAGCGGGCCGCTCGTTGAAGTGCGGATGCTTCTGAAGCCAATAGAACTCATTGAGTAGTGCGTCATTCGGGTCAGGCTCGGTCATCGCTTCATTCCTAGAGCTGGGCCGGGTGGAACCATGGGCATCTTCATGCGGTGAGCAGGACAGCGAGGGAGGGGCGCATAGCCTCCCCGCCTGCGATCTGCAGCCCGCTTAATGCCAGTAAAGTCACGCTCGGGGTAACACCCAGGGCACATCGAGTCCTTTTTGTGCTTTGCCATTACGGTCCCACCTGTCCCTGGATAGCGGGCTGCTGGGGTGCGCTCATCTGAATCACCATGTTGCGAACAAGCTCCTGGTCCATCTCTTCACGCGAATAGCCCTGATCCTCCAGAGCCTGCATAGCCTTCGCCACGAGCTGCTGGGGAGAGGCGGCCTGCGCGACACCGACGACTCCGGCACCCACGGTCACCTGCACCTGAGCCTTCGTGAGACTGGGGTCGATCACCTTGGTGAGCTTCAGCGTGTTCGCGAACAGGCTGTTAATCATCTTCGTGACCTCGGGAGAGTACTCACCGAACTCTTCCTCCTCCTTGACAGCCTTCTCTAGACGACGCGCCTGAGCTCCGAGCATGGTACCCATCGCGTCAATGAGTCGGTCAGCATTACGTGACTGGAGGTAGTTCGCCAGTGCCGATGTCTCAGAGTCAGGTAGAGTACAGACGTTGTCGGGCCTGTAATACTGGCAGTCGTTCTGTAGAGAGCAAGAGTTACATGTGACTTTATCACCGGGCTGCGGCTTAGCGCCGTTAAGAACGGTCCGAGCTCCTGGATGAGACTGAACTTGCTTGGCGCTTGGATCAAGGTTAACATCACCCTTCTTGGTGAACTTCAGATCACGCTCGTAGTTGTCGGCAGCCCACATAGCGGACTTGATGTTGAAGATGCAACGATTCTTCGGGTCCGAAAGCTCACCGGGCGTCATGTTCAACTGAGCAACCCAGTGCGATGCGCGCTGAATCTGTGTTGTCGGAATCAGCTTACCGTTCGGTAGATGAATCTTACCATTGGCAGCATTGGTTCGCGGATCGTAGTCCGCCGAGGCCATTCCGCGCCCGAACATGCTGGGGTACGAGTAGCTGTTGTGCAAGTGCAACTTGACGGTGCCCTCGAACTCGTCGGCTGTATCAAGGATCGAGCGCATGAGGTTCTTGAAAATACCTGTTGTGGCAGGTGGCATGTCAACCAGAACGACGCGGTGCTCCTGACCGTATACCGGCAACTCGTCAGCCGGTACTCCGGGGCTATTGCAGGCTTTCTGATCTTCACCGATTGGGTTGAAGATCATTTCCTCGAGGTCACCGAAGTCGTCATCAGCATATGACCAGGTGGGGTACACAGCGATAGGGTTGTCCATGTCGTGCGTGTTGTCGAGATGGGCAGTTCCCTGCTCGCCAATGATAAGCAACTGAAATGGCTCGTTGGCAAACCACAGCTTGGCGTGCTTGACAGGATCAATCGCTCGCTTCATCAGCATTCCGCGATCCCATGCTACCTTGCGAGCCAACGGTACCGCAGCCAGCTCTTTAATGTAGTTGTGGGGGTTGCGAAAGAAAATCTCGGTTGTACCCATTGGTCCTCCGGTCGGCTTAGCACACCATCATACATGCGGGTCATCGTCACGCAATCGCCTATGGAGCGGAAAGGCCCTCCGCGAGCCTGCCTGACAAGCGGAGGGCCTCCGACCGTGTGCGCCGAACACACCGAGGACGGTACGACTGGCGAACCAGCTGCCCTGCCGGGGACACGTACCACCTCCAAGGTAGCACGCGACACGCGGGGACGTCACGGACCATGGTCCTCGACATCGCCCGTGGCCGGGTGTAGGTTACATTGGGCCGACCCCATCCCGCCGACCACGCATATCGGAGCCTGCCTTGTACGAAGATATCGCTGCCCTATTCGCCAAGCGAATGATCCAAAATCGGGACGTGAAAGCCATTCAGTTCAGTAATGGCGACTATGTACCCGACTTCCGAATGAAGGATACCATGCCCGAGCATGGCGGAAGTCCCGAGACCAGTCGTCACGGTCTCGGGTTTACAATGGATCATCTGACAGCGCACCTGACAGGGCAGCAGACCTATGGTCACTACCTGCTCGATTCCAACTCAAACGCTCGCATGTTCGCTTTCGACATTGACCTTGTCAAGGAGAACGGGACCTACGCAATCCCGCCTGGGCCGTTTAAGTTCGACCCGAGCATCACGAACCAGCAGTTTGATGAGCAGTATCAAATCTTTGAGCACCTCAATCCTCGCACAATCTGGCTCGACCGCAACCCAGCAACAGCAATACCCGCCGCTCGAGAGTGGTGGAAGCAGCAGATGATGGGCCTCGTGCACCGCTTTGCTGGAGGTATCCGAGACCTCGGTCTCCCGTGTGCAGCCGCATACTCGGGCGGCAAGGGCGTCCACGTGTACGGGTTTACCGGCGAGATGCCGGGCGAGGAGGTCCGTGCCGCCGCCGACATCGTCATGGCGACGCTGGATGAGTTCGAGCCACTCAAGGGCAAGCATTTCTTTCGCCACAAGGACATGAGCCCGATCACCGGCTTCCGTAACTTCGACGTCGAGGTCTTTCCGAAGCAGGTTGACCTCGAGGACAAGAAGATGGGCAACCTGATGCGCCTACCGCTCGGTCGCAACCAGAAGAGCCAGGACCCCACGTTTTTCCTAGACCTGAAGGCGCCTGCAGCTGTTATGCGCCCTCACCCTAACCCGGCAGCACTACTCGAAAGCGGTGACCCGTATGCCTGAGTCCAAAGAGCCAAGCATGGAAGAGATTACAGAAATCTTCAAGAAGGCGTCGCAGATGATGTCTTTTGGCAAGCAGGTTATGGACATGATTCCAGAGCTGTACGAGCACTTCATCGAGGGCGAGAACGCGGAGATCGTTCTGCAGCATGACGGGGACAAGTTTGTTCTGGTGAAGCCGTGAGTGATGAACTGCTCTCCTGTGGAATCTGCCGATTCGACTCGTGGCCTTTTGCCAACTGCCCCGAGCATGGCGAGGGTACGCCAGGGTGGGAAGATAGCCAGAACCGACGCATTCAGCAGCAGCTCAGCGTCAATCAGATCAATCGCGAAACTGTTGCTCCACCGCCAACCCCCACTGATCAGCTTCTCGCGGAAGCACCTCTAGGGACATCACGCTGGCGCCACCTAGACAAGCGACTCGCAGAGATGATTCAAAATGAGAGCGATGCCAAGGAGCTTCTGATCGAGGCTTGCAATCATGCTAAGCTGACACAGAATCTCGGACTGCAGCGCCGCATCGAGAAGTGGCTGGAAAAGGTGGGCATCCTGTGACTTCCGAACTGCCGTCCTTCAAGGAACGGCTCGCCAAGATTCAGGCTGAAAAGGGAATCACGCCTGAGACCTACAAAAAGACCGACAAAGTAGAGCGACCGAATCTGGTTCCCGTCAACGAAGAAAATGCTGACCTGATCCCACAGGTCTATGACGTCAGCGACGAGCAGGCACGATCCGAACGTGCTATCGAGCAGACTCTAAACCAGATCAAGGCCAACCCACTCAAGGCGTACGCTAAATTCATCGGCAAGACAATCGGGGGCTCGGCGGGTGGTGATGAAATCTACATCTCATGTCCGCTACCCGACCACCGCGACGAGCATCCCTCGGCATGGATCAACACCGTCTCGGGTGCTTGGTACTGTGGAGGCTGCCAGGTTGGTGGCGACGTCATGGACTTGGGCTCGATCGGCTTTGGTCGCGGACCTAAAGCGAAGAACGTCGTCGGCGCGGAGTTCCATCGTCTCAAAGAAGACATGGCATCTTCATTCGGACTGAACATGGTCCGCAAGCCTGGCGAGCGCGCTGTCGTCTGGTTTCCCGAAGAGCCGACACCCTCACAAGCTCCTGTACAGGCTGCACCTCCCCCGCAGGTGGCTTCTCGGTCTGTACAGGCCCCAGCCCCTGCTGCACCGGCCTCTACTGACGCCACAACTACGGTCCCGTCGGAGACCCCGGTGCAGCAGGACCCTGAAGGCGAAGTGACCGGCACGCCCGGTATGAACGCTGCGGACTACTTCAACATTCAGGCTACACAGGCTGAGACCAACCCCGTCGAAGCGCCCGAGCCAAGTATAGGGACCGTTACACAGCTGGGTGTCGTGCCCATCGACTACAAGGATGACGCACCAGCTGATGTCATCGTGTACCCGACGCTGGACTGGAAGGCAATCTGCGCTCCCGACACTTTTCTGTACGAGTACATGGTAGCGACATCGCGCGATGACAGCCCGGAAGAATACCACTTCTGGCATGCTATGCTGGCACTGGGACACACGGTCGGCAAGAACGTACAGATTAACGACGGACCTCCCGTGAACGCCAACCTCATGCTGTGCTTGCTGGGTGGTACGGGATTCGGCAAGTCGAAGTCACGTCGTTATCTGGACACGCTTCTGCGTGAGGTAGTCCCTTTTAAAGCCGAGCCGGATCGCACCGTGGGAGTTAAAGCGCTCACGATTCCAGGTTCTGGCGAGCACCTGATCGGGCAGTTCGAGTACCATCAGCGCGATCCGATCACCGGAAAGCCGAATGGACAGTTTGCTCCGGTCAACGGAATAGTGGACTGGGACGAGTTCTCGGGTATGATCTCGAAGTCGAAGAACATCGGATCAACACTTCAGCAGACAATCATGAAGTTTGCTGACTGTCATCCAGAGATCACGACGGGCTCGAAGACCAACGGCGATCAACTCGCCTTCGAACCCTTCTGCTCTATCACGGCATCTACGCAGCCGCGAGCACTTCGTGCGATCCTGAGCAAGAACGATCAGGTCAACGGCTTCCTGAATCGCTGGGTCTTCGCGGGCGGACCGCGCAAGGAGCGTGAAGTCTTCGGCGGAGACCACAGCGAGGTCAAGGTCGACATGGCTCGAGCCAAGGACGAGCTGCTGAAGATCAAAGGCTGGGGTGGCAACACCAAGCGTCTTCTCATGATTGACGACGCCGCTATGCCGACGATCTACAGCTTCTTCAAGACCAAGATCGAGCCCATGATGGACAAGGATGACACTGAGATGTTGCAACGTCTCAACCTTATCTACAAGAAAGTTATGCTGCTCATTGCGATCAATCAGAAGAAAACGAAGATCGACTTGGAAGTCCATGAGCGTGCTATGCCGATCGTGGACTATCTTGTTTACTGCTACGGCCTTGTTTCCGCCAGTATCGGGGTCACTGCACAGCACGAGCTTGCAGATGACGTTATGCACTACGCCGAAAAGCACCTTGCAAAGACCGGACGCGGAGCCACATCGTCAGAGTTGAGCCGCTACCTGCGGGGCAAGAATCCAGCACCGGGAGCGCTGAAGCAGACGATCGACTTCCTCGTAGCATTGGATATGCTTGAGGTTGAAGACCCGCAGCCGGGACGCGGTCGACCGGCAAAACGCTTCCGAAAGGTGGCATCATGATCCCCTTACACCTCATACCCGAGTTCGAGTTCTACGACGACAAAGTCGCATTCGTAGACGATTGCTTGCTGAAGATCAACGCCTGTATTGCCGAGTACGAGCATGAGGACTTCGGTCGCCGCAAGCACGGTAGCGAGGCGACTTACATGGACGGATGCCGCGGACCCCTGTGCATGGCGGCACATCGCATCAAGGCGCGAGAGAGAACGGGCGCCCAGGCCAGCGAATACTGGGCGCGCTGTGAGCCAGTTCTTGTCTGGTTCGGTACCATCCTCGAACAGAGGGCGGCGGCGCTACGCCGCCTAGAGGCCGAGAATTGGGCCAAAATGCTCGAAGCTGGTCGCGCAGAAGTGGCCGCAGCAGAGCGTTTGCCGCTCTATACAAGCCCTTAAAAGTGCTCAACTTCTAGGTAGAAACACCCTGTTCTTTGGCCGAGCGGGGTGTTTCTTTGTGTAAAACCGTACTACTTCTACCTCTATCAGATTTTTTGTCAGATTTTCTGCCAAACCCCTGTGACATACGCAATATTCACCCCGCAAGTACCGCTTCAGATTTTCTGCCATGACAAATCGACACCGATTTGGGACGGTCAGGAATTATTGCCAAATGTTTGACAGAAAATCTGAAGTGGACCCAACTCTGGTGAAAAACACACCGTTCGCCTATTTTCCGCCATGGCCAGGCAAATATTCAGGCAATATTAAAACGCCGTGATTCCAACGAAAATCGTATTTTCTGTATTTCTGCCTTTTTTGCCATGGGGAGAGGGGGCAGAGGGGGGTCTACAGGGTGTTCATCGACCCTGGCTCAGGGATACATGAAATGTTATGGCAGAAAATCTGATGGAATCTTGTCAGCTACACACACCCGGCCAGCGTAGCGCAGAGTCCAGGGCATCCATTCCGCCGAAGGCCAGAAGGTCATGGCAAAAAAGGCTGAAAATGCTAGAACGGTAAGAAAAGCCTACGATTCCAATGAATTAATTACTGTCAAATATATGGTTATTTATTGTGTATTTCTGCCATAGATGACATTTTCGCCCGATGGGTGCCATGTCAGTACTATCTGACCCGAATATCATATGAGACTGGTAAAAAAGTTCTGTGCACTCGGAGATGGAAGTAGCTGCGAACTGACGGGGGGGCTCGGATTTTTTTCGGGGGTAGGGGTATCGAACACGTGTTCGATTACGGCTAGACATGCCGGTCCGATAATGGCACCTATCGGACCTATACCACATATCCAGTCAAACGAGTCGGTTTTGACGTGTGATATAGAAAAATTTCTAATTCGCGATTCCGATTGACAAAACGAGTTTTCATCCAACTAGGTTTGGGCGATTTGTCTCGAGCACTACAATGCTTGGTACAACCAGAAACGACCATGTGACACCATGCATGTGTCATCAACGATGTAACATCTCGTATGAGCCATTGATGGTGTAACATAGGCCAATTGTCGACAAATCGACATGTCGTTAAATCCATTTGTCGACATATCGACATGTCTACATCCATGTGACACTCACGATGTCACATACACAATGTCTCACTATGACTGCTATGTACCAACGTATGTACCATCTCTATCCACATGTCTATGCACAGCTGTGTATAAAGCTGTGGACAACATCAATCCATCAAACGTATTGACAACAACCCCCACACCTGGATGCCCGAAATTGCGATCTAACGGCCTACTAGCACCACGACGGACTATCCCTATCGACTCGGTGCCGTTCGTCCGTTAGACGCGAATCCCACATACTGGACTACTGAATTTGACTAGACATCACATCGTGTGATCGTGATACGTGAGATATCTAGAACTGGTTTGCCCATACCGGTTGACACATGCCGACCGATGGGTGTCTAATCACGCGACGACTCGATCCGATGTGACGTGGATCACATCGAAATAATCGGGTGTTCGATGGGTGCAAACGACTAGAACCGTGCTATTGTTTCTACATCGGGTCAAACGGACCTAGAAAACTAGAACGGACTCAATATCATGGCACTAGATTACGATCGCGCATGGGCCGCATTCAACGCCGATAACGACTCGATTCGTGCTACCATGACGGACACGTCGGATATGACGCCGGATGAAGTCATGGCCGAAGTCAACCGGGCCGCATTTATGCACGACTACCGGGCAACCAACGGGCACCGACTCGGTAACTAGTCCCACAACCCGCCTAGTTGACCCAGGTGGACTCTACCCAGTAGAGTCTCGCCTAGGCTACCTAGTCCATAGTTAGTCCCATCCCTACACACCTAGGAGACGTCGTGTTCACCAAATACGTTCGTTCGGCATCTTTCGAGCACCTGCCCACGATAGTTGACCATGCTGAATTCATCCACGAATTGCGCGTGGCGGCTCAGTTCGATGACGGCGAAATGTGCGAAACGCCCGTCCGGGTCATCACGTCACACGCAGACCTGAGTGATGTGACATATGTCATCACGACCCCGGACGGCGATGTGACGTTCAGTCCCGTCATTGATTAGTGTGACCTAGATCACACCCACCTATCGCACCATGATCGAGCCTAGTCTGCTAGGCTCGTGTCACGGCCCGATAGTCGGACCGACCGCAACACATCCGACTCGGATAGTTGCAACCTACGCCCTACACCGGGCAGAATCGAGAATCATCATGTCGAAGAACACCGCAACCCCCGTCCTGACCATCGCCGACCTGATCGCCGAGCACGAGGCGACGCCGGGCGCGAAGCGTCGCACCCTCCGCGACTCGTGGATGAAGGCCGGAATGGATGCCGCCATGTCCGGCGACATCGACACCGCGAAGGTCTACGCCCAGGCCGTCGACGCGGCCAAGTCCACCAAGTCCACGGGATCGACGGTCGTCATCGACTGGCGCCAGCTGGTGTCCAACCGGATCGACGCCCTGCGCCGCGCCGCCGACGCCCTCGAGTCCGGCGACGTCCGCCCGTCCGGGACGCCCGCCGATGTCGACCTGACCGACCTGCCCGAGCCGGACGACCGTACCCGCGACGAGTCGATCCGCCTGGCGTCGGTCCGCATCGCCGGACAGCGCGACGTCCCGACGTTCATCTCCGAGCGTGTCGCGGCCCTCGGGTCCGGGTGGCACACCGCGTCCGACCTGGCCCGTGGTGAGGTCGACGCCCCGTCGACCGGCGCAATCGGTGCCGTCTACGCGAAGATGGTCTCGAAGGGATTCGTCGTCGACGGCGTCGAGGCCGGTCGCAACGGCGAGGGCGGAAAGGGCACGGCGGCGTTCCGCATCGCCTGATAGTCCCGCACGACCCAACCAGCCTAGGCTGCCCTAGTTAGGGTAGCCTAGGCTGGTTGGGCTCCTAGTTTGTACCAGCCATTGTATTAGTTGCGTGATACAAACAACAACCAGTCGCCTCGCCCCGCACGACCCCGCTCTATGTCGTCCGGGCAATCGGACGGCCCACACGCGCCTAATCCCAGCGACGCCCCACCGTGGCCCGATCAGCTACCATCTAGCACCACGCCACGACCCCCCATCACCCCCAGCCGCGCCACGTTGCCCGCTACGGGCCGCACATGACTGATCGGCACCCTAGTTCCATCGCGCTACGTGCGTCCGTTAGGGCGCGTTCTCGTTCGTCTAACGCGCATCACAACATTTCTAAAATTGGCTAGGGAAACCTATAGACAGCCCCGCACGAGCCGTGATTGACTATCTATATCGGGTCACACGGACCCAGCCAGGCATCTCGGCCTGGTTACTAGATTGGACACATGACAATGACTGACAATCGAATTACCATCGAGCGCGATGGGTTCGCCGGACCCCGCACCGAGTTTGTCGTGACCGAGGACGTCGTGCGTCGAGTCATCCGCACCCTCGGAGGCGTCAATCGAGATGACATCATCATCGAGACCAACGACGATGACCAGTACACAATCCAGCGCTGGTTTATCGACGGCGAGATTATCGAACAGTCCGAGCCCATGAGTCTGGCTCATGCACACCAACTAGTCCCCCAGTACACAGCCGATCTGGCCCTGGATATTGCGCGTCGCATCCAGGACAACTCGGGATCGTGGCACGTCACCCCCGAGTCCGACGGTGCCGTGACGTTCGAGCTCGGTGGCGAGCCGTACGCCCGTGTCACGATCGAGAGGATCTGACATGCCTGAGTTTCCGTCCGACGCCGTGACCCGGCTAGTCAACGAGCCGACCGTCCAGCACATCGAGGTCCTGATCAAGGACGGCTCGTACACACTAGATCAGATGATGTATCTCGGTTCAACCACCGACTGGCAGATGGTCCGAACATGCGACGAGGCACCGGGAGCCGACCTGGAGCCGCACGGGTTCACCATGTGTGACGAGTGTATCGGCGAGTGGGCGCTCGACTACTGGATCAGGGTAGTTACCGATGTCGGTCACATCTCGATCAACAGCGTTCCAGGATACGTCGCTGATTGGGGGTGGACGTCATGAGTTTGAGTGTGCGAGTTTTCTGGGAGAGCGAGATTCTTGAGGTAACTGATCACGCCGACTATAGGAACATCGCCGAGGCGCACTTCACCTCGACTGTCGCGAAGTATCGTCAGTCCGATTCAGTCGACGGGGGCGTAACTATCCAACTCATTGACGGCGACGAGGTCCTGTTCGAGACGTTGGTGGGAGAATGAGTACACTGAGTCTGCGTGCCGACATGCGCTGGTGGCTCAACCGCATCATGCCCGACATCGCCTCGATCATTGACGCCATGCGTACTGACCAACTCGCTGCCATGATCGAGACGCACTACGAGGGTGGCATGGCACGTTTCAGCGACGTCTACGGCCACGCGGACGCCACGGTGGCCGACGATGACCTCGACCCCCAGCTGGCCCTCCGTAGGTCGCTGCGCGTGTCCCTAGGCCGTCCGTTCGCAATCGCTGCATGCCACGAGATGATCCGTGTAGACGTAACAGCCACGCGAGTCTATGTCGTGATGCGAGTCATTACCGAGGTAGAGCGTGGAACGGACTTTGTTCGCCGCCTAGAGCAGCGTCGTGCCACAGTCCGCCTGCTCTCGTTTGACCGGACGACATCGCGCCTCCTCCCTAGCGAGCGCATCGAGTGGCGTGACCAGGAGTTTAACGCCGACGAGTACGTGAACAGTCACCTCAAGTCCACGCGCAACGCAATGCCAGCCAACTTCTACGAGACCTGGGAGTACCAGTCATGAAGTGTCACACCTGCCACCAAGAACTGCCTACCCCAGTCAAGTCTGCATCCGAGATGACAACGGCAGAGAAAATTGCCGAGATCAGGCGCATGCAGCGCGAGATCGACGCTTCCAACAAGCGCATTTCGGAGATGAAGTTCCGATGAGAACCATTATTCTCCTGCGCATCATCTTCGCGGTGTCGTTTGTGTTCTGGATACTGGCAGTCACATACGAGTGGACACCAGTAGTTGTCGGAGCTATCTTCGCGATCGGCTCGGTGTGGTGTCTAGTCATCTGCCTCATGTGGAGTGACGACGACATTCCCTCACGCAAACCATAGACAGACGTTCCCAGTCACGCTAGACTCGACTAACACCCTACACACTTAGGAGAATGAGATGACTTCGCTTATCGACATCATGGGCCTGCCCCAGGGCGAGAAGGTCGACCTGATGAACCAGAAGTACGATCACTGGTTCAGGTGGCACGACAGCGAGCAGACCGAGGTCGATTCGACCGGCGACCAGAACGACTTCACGCACGGCTACGCCTACCTCCGCTTCGTGAGTGATGACTTCCTCGCCGAGGATCGCACGGAAGCGATCAACAAGCCTGATGCTGGTTGGTACATCGACGTGCGCGACTCGGCTGGCTTCGTGTTCGTGTTCACCTACTACGGCACGGGCACCCTTGCCGAGGAAGCAGCGCGTGCTGCTTACGCTCGATTCGAGAAGGCTTACGAGTCGTGGGAGAACGATCGCCAGGTCGAGGGATGTTCGTGTGGTCAAGCGGACAAGGGAGCTCCCGGGCACGATCAGTTCGAGCACGTCGACTACCCGCATCACCCTGGCCACCTCATCGACTGCCCTGCGTGTGAGGCGAAGTGTCACTGCACTCCCGACACCACCGAGTGTGTCTGGTCTGGTCACGATGCTTAATCGCGATATGCGGCCCGCGCACGACGAGACCCGCACCCAGTACCGTGACCTGGTTGCGCGCCAGGCACAGGCGCTCCTGGACGGCGACAGGGCCGCATTCCTAGAGAACAGTGCCTTGATCCCAGTAGTGCTCGAATCCCGCGACCGAGCCCTAGACGCCATGCTTTCCTCTCACCTTCGAGAGGTCTATCGACCAGTCAAACCGAAACGTCATCTCAGGAGTGTCAAGTGAACAAGAAGCAGAAGCGCGAGCAGGCAGCAGCGAAGCGTGCTGAGTTTGAAGCAGCCGAGGCCGAGCGTAACGCTCGACTACTCGAGCAGTCTCGCATCAAGCGTGCCGCCGAGAAGGAGCACGAGGCCCTCGAAGAGAAGCGCAGGAACAGCGAAGAGTACAAGGCCAAGGCCAAGGAGAAGCGTGAGCGTCAGGCCCGCAAGAAGGCTGACGCCGACAAGCTGGCTCAGGCTCGCGCCTTCGCGCAGGCTGTCATTGTCGGGACTCGCTCGGACGACCCGCACATGAGTGATCGCGAGGTCGACGGATGACATGCGACTGCGGAGGTCACGTCAAGATCATTCACACAGGCGAGACGTCATGTGTGTTAGTGTGCGTCGATTGCAGGAGGAAGCATGGCTAGAGTCACACTCACGATCGACGGGCCGGTCGAAGCACTCGATGCGCTCGTGTCAGCAATCAAGAAAGCTCGTGACGGCGATCCACGGATCGCAGGTAACTACCTGGTCATGGCCGTGAAGGACAGTCATCGTATTACCCTCGCTGGAAAGCTTGAGGGCGATACCAAGTTGCAGCTTCGAGAGTTGTAACACTCACATTCTTGACTAGTCAACCGGCCAGTCAACCGCAAAACAGGAGACAGTTCATGAAACGCACACTCATCGCCGTCGCGATGCTGATTGGAATTCTGGCGCCAGCCACGGTTCTCGCCAGCCCTGCACCGGCGCATACGCCAGACATCAGCGCTTCGTGCCAGGGTGTCGTTCTCAAGGCGGACTCGTATGAAGGCAACAAGTCAAACAAGTGGACCGTCACGGTCGACGGCAAGACCGACTCCGGTACGTTTGGCAGTTCGCTGAACAAGGTCATTCCCGTTCCGCAAAACGGGAAGACAACCAGCTGGTCCGCTACGATCCAAGCCGAGGACGGTGGCTTCAAGCAGTCAAAGTCCGGTTCGGTCGGGCCCTGTGGCGAGCCGGCTGATGACACAGAGAGCAAGAAGGTCACTCTCTGTCACGCGACTGGTAGCGAGTCGAACCCCTTCACCAAGATCACTGTGAGTGTTGCAGCGTTCTTCAACTCGGGACATGTCGACCACTCAGGCGACATCTACGAAGGCTTCACGTACACCAAGAAGGGTGACACCCAGACCGTCGCCGCGAAGGGTGATACATCCCTGCTGCAGTACGATGATTGCAAGAAGCCGGTTGTTGTGCCGCCGAAGCCTCACAAGGATCAGACAACAGAGGTCAAGGAGACTCTGGTCTGTGATACCGAAAAGGTCAACATCGTCACTACGTACACGACGTACGACTACACTCTCGACAAGGACAAGAACGAGTGGATCGAGAGCACCTCGACACGCGAAGTCAAGTCGGACCGATGGGCGACAGACGCAGAGCTCAAGACCTGCCCTCCGCCCGTAGTTCCGCCCCAGCCCCCGGCGCTTGTGCGTACAGAAGTTGACGAAGACCTCGTCTGCGACACGAAGCTGGTCGAGTACTACACGTACACCTGGACTACGCCTTTTGTCTACGAGCCGATTGGCAACCAGTGGGTGGAAGGTGAAGAGGTTCTGACTACGGCACCTACCGGCACGCGGCCTGCTACTCCAGAAGAGTTGGCCGATGCCGAGTGTGAAGAGGTCGTTACGCCCCCGGTTCCTCCGGTCGTTACGCCTCCAGTCGTCACTCCTCCAGTTCCTCCGGTTGTCACGCCTCCAGTCGTTGTCACGCCTCCGAAGGTGGACGCGCCCAAGGACAAGGGTGAGATCGCTACGCCGATCAGCGAGGAAACAGAAAGGTCGTACACAGACCAATCTGCTGTTCTTCCTGCAACGGGTGGTCCGAGCATCGCTATCATCATCATCGGCAGTCTACTGCTTTTGGTTGGTCTGGCTTTGATCGGAGCTGCTACGAGCAAGGTCAACGCGAAGCGCAACCTGTAGTTCTTTTGCCGCACCCTGGTATTGAAGAATGCCTGGGTGCGGTGATGGGATGTCAGGTTGTTTTCAGTCAAATTTTTGGGACCGATAACGACCTAAGAAAAAAGCTTCCCAATCCCCTTGCAACCTAGAACCAGCACCGCTACTGTGGTTCTAGGTGGGAACGCCAACCCACCCGATCACGAGGCACCTTGCCTAGTGCGCCACCCTTCACACACAGGAGAATCATCATGGCACGTCGCAATCCCGAGGCCACGGCCTCCGAGTCCGCTCCCGTCGAGTCGAACGAGGCTGTTCCGACCGACACGCCCTCGACCGAGGCACCTGCTGCCGAGGCCAAGCCGGAGGTTCCGGTCGACATCTCGTCCTTCACCGCTGTGGTCGACTCGATCCTTCCCGAGGCCGACACCACGACCGGCGATCTGAGCGTCGAGGCGCTCGCCAAGACCACCGAGGCGTACCGTGCGCTCGACGGTCAGAAGAACAAGAACGCAGCTCGTGACAGCATCGAGACCGCCATGCGCGAGGCTCTGATGAACGACAACGGCCCGCTCGGCAAGTCGTACGTCCTCATCCGCAAGTCGCTGTCGGCTGGCACGACCAAGGCTCCGGCCAAGCCGACCGACCCGACCGAGGCGTTCGTCAGCAAGATCGCGACGCTCGTCGCGGCGCAGTCGGTCGCGTCGGCCAAGGTCCCCGAGGGTGTCGGTGAGAACTGGGTCGAGCAGGTCAACGACCTGGTCCCCCAGCTGGTCGAGCAGGCCAACCAGCTCATCGCCCTCGAGGACGGCGTCGACGTGCCCGAGTCGATCACCGCTGACGCGAAGAAGGTCGCCAAGCTCGCCGCCGGTCGCACGGTCGCAAGCTCGGGTGGCCCCTCGTACAGCGGCCCGCGTCGGTCCACCGAGAAGCACATCCTGAGCGCGTTCGCGGACCTGCAGTCCGGTGACTTCCTCACCGTCAACGAGATCGCGAACAAGAAGAGCGAGGAGTACGGCGACGACAAGCCGAGCTCTGGTGCGATCAGCGCCCGCCTCTTCAACAGCCCGACGGCAATCGAGGGCATCGTCGCCGTCAAGGCGGAGGAGCACCCGGACGGCAAGTCGCGAGGCGCTCGCAAGGCCTGATCTAGTCTCAGCTAGGTCGCATGTCACCCCGGTCCAGCTGTCTACGTTTCAGCTGGACCGGGGCTCATGTCTCGGCACACGGGAGCGCTGGCGCGCTGGTCATGTAGCGAGGTTCGTCATTGTCCCTCGCCAGAATCATGGCTCCGAGAACCTGTGTGCCGAGTCATGAGCAGCAGACATAGGCTGCTCTGTGCAATGGACTGAACGCCGTTGCGTCGGCTCGTGTATGGGAAGTACACGAGCCGACACCCTAACCCTCTACACCGAGGAGAAGAATATGAATACTGAACTGCCTGCCAACCGTACGCGGACCATGATTCCAGCCATGATTCTCGACACCATCCCGAGCGCACGCTTCGCCTGCCGGGACAGTGATGACGAGGACTATGTCTTCATTCGGGTGACGCGACCCACCTACGGACGGTTCAAGGACTGCCTCAAGGTGCAGACCCAGCACGGTGAAGAGTACCGTATCGCGTTCATCGTCTACCCTGACGGGCAGATGTACTGGTTCAACCTCCTCGCCGAGCCCGCCCTCCTCATGGCTGCCCTGAACCCCGTGAAGTATCAGCGGGAGTACGCCAACGTCATCGGTCGTTGCTGCTCGTGCGGCAAGGAGCTGACCGATCCTCGTTCGCGCTATTACGGCATCGGCCCGGAGTGCGAGAAGAAGGACGACGAGTACGTTGCCACGATCGACGAGACCGAGGGGCCGTACGAAGGATGAGCAAGCACCGAGCTAACTTCAAGAAGTGGTACAACGCTAAGCGGTCCCACAAGATCATCGCGTGGGTAGTCGGAGTCATGGTCGCTCTCTATATCCTTGGCTCGCTCAATTCTCCCGAAGAGGAGAAGGTTAAGCCGATTAACCAGGGACCTACTACCTCGGCACCCAAGGTCGAGACAAAGGTGGTCACAAAGACCAAGGTTGATTACCCTGATTCGTGCGTGCAGATGACGCAGCTTACAGAGGTACTGTCTAACCTTGCGCGTGACCTCGCATCCGCTCCCGACGATGTGCAGGTGATCGTCTCAGACATTCGCAAGGCCGACGCCCGCGACGACAACAATGGTATGATCGCTGGGTCTAACAAACTCAACGACATCTCTGAGGCTTATGACGAGACAGTAGACACCATCCTTACTGTCGAGCGCAACCTCGATAAGGCTGCTATGCAGTGCAACTCTGACCTCAAGTAACTACTCAAGAATCGAGCACGCACCCGTGAATGTCAACATTGTCGACGCGAAGGTTTCCGACCTTCGGCTACTGGACCCGCCACAGCGGCCTATCCTGTCCGTCTACGTCGACGCTGTGCCCGTCAGTAGCGAGCCCGTCGTCAAGCGCGACGTCGACGAACTGCGGTGGACAACGGCCAAGTATGGTCCGCTCATCGAGTTCACTGCCGAGAGCATGCTGACCGGAGACGACTGGCTCTACGGCGAGCTATCGCCTGCAGCACACTTCAACACCGTCTTTGCTGACGGCTTTGCACCACTAGTAGACGTGCGTGTCATCCTCTGGCAGGGCGACGACCTCGAAACCCTAGAGGGTTACTGGGGAATGCAGCTTCGTCGCGCTCGCAACCTCATGAAGAAGCATGACCTGTCGTGGCGTCTGTCGATGAGTGATTACGAGGGCACCCACGGGCGGACGGCATGGGTGCCACTCGAGAACAAGCACACATGTGCTGCATCCTTCTCGGACACTCCGTACACCTGCACCGAGCAGGCGATCGAGCACACCACACTCAGCGGGATCGACTACTGGTTCTGCCCAGTACATTTCAAGGCGTTTAACGCGTCATCTTACAGCCGACGTACCCGCACCAACTAACCTCCCGACAGGAGAGATATGTCTCAGTCATGCCTAGACTGCCCCTCGATGCTCACGACCCAGCAGGCAACAAAGTTCTTTAACAAGAGCATCGGTGTTCCAGTCTGTGCTCGGTTCGGTAAGCCCCTCGGTCGCATCAAGTCTTCTCTTCCGGAGGTTACCGAGATATCGAAGACGTTCGCGAAGAACTGTGATTCGTATGGCAAGCCTGCTCCTATCACGCCCGACTGGAAGACCGCAGACTTTCAGGTGATGCTGCCCGACCCCCAGTCTACACTGCCCGGTGCTGGTAACATGCCCGAGGCTGTTCGTACCTGCCTCAACTGCAGTAACTACATCGACCTCGAAGTTGTTGTTAAGGGTCCGGGCTGGGGTGCAGGCATGTGTGCTGCGCAGGGTAAGTTGATCCTCGGTAATCGCACCACACTCGAGGCTCGTAACTGCGATTACCGTTCGTTCGGTACGCCTCGCCCCGACATGGCGGGCATGACTTTCATTCCCGAGTACGCTGAGAACTTCACCGTTGCTGGTGATCCGGTCGCAGCTCACGCCAAGGCCAAGGCTAACTTTGTTGATCCGACCGAGTACGAGACGGATAAGGAAGTGTCTGCCGAGGACGCCGCTCACGGCATCAGGGCATGGCGGGAGATCAAAGACCCGATGTCCGACAACTCGGTCTGGCTTCCCATCTATGACCTGAATCACTTCTCGCCCGAGGAGCAGGCCAAGATTCCACGGACCGGCGACGACGAGCACCCCGAGGACTATGTCGATCACGCCTTCTATCTCTACAAGGTGGTCGTGCTATGGACAGAGCTCGACGAGACCCCAGCGTTTTGGGGTCAGGCCGGTACGGGCAAGACCGAGTTCTTCAGGTTCATGGCATGGCTGATGTGCCTGCCATTCGAGCGTCTGTCGTTCACCGGATCGACCGAGCTCGATGACATCGCTGGCAAGTGGCTGTATGAGAATGGCGAGACCGTGTTCGAGTTCGGTCGCCTCCCTCGTGCCTGGGGTAAGCCGTGTGTCATCATCCTCGACGAGCCCAACACTGCACCCGCTGACGTGTGGCAGTTCATCCGCCCGCTCACCGATAACAGCAAGCAGCTGGTTCTCGACATGGCAAAGGGTCAGCGGATCACACGCCACAGTGACGCGTACCTAGGTCTCGCGATGAACCCTGCCTGGGATATGAACAACATCGGTACTCAGATGATCGGTGACGCCGATGCCAACCGTCTCATGCACTTCAGTGTCGGACTGCCCGACGATAAGCTGGAGCGTGAGATCATCGAGACCCGCTGCAAGCACGACGGCTGGGATATTCCGCGTGACAAGATGGATGCACTCATGGCGATTGCTGATGACATCAGAACCAACATTCAGTCAGGCAGTCTGCAGATCAGTTGGGCTATCCGCCCGCAGATCAAGGTCGCAAGAGCGTTGCGATGGTTCGACTTCCTCACCGCGTATCGCATGGCTGCCGCTGACTACCTCGAGCCGAAGCAGGCTGACCAGGTCCTTGACATCGTTCGATCGAACGTGGAGCTGTGACATGGCTGGCAACCCTGACTCAGGTCGCAACAAGGACACCCAGGCAAATCGTTACCGTGATCCCGAGTATCGCAAGCGCAAGAAGGCTGAGGCCGAGGCGCTTGATCGACGTGCCGAAGAGCTGGCGGGTCCGGTCACAGTGACAAAGAGGGCTGAGTGACATGTCGTACGGAGTAGATACTCGTTGCAGCAATCCTGACTGCGAGGAGACTATCCCCTCTAACAAGTTTTCACACATCAAGTCTGGCTGGTTCTTTCAAAAGAATGGTGATTCGTGGTGTCCCGAACACATACCTGACTGGTATGAAGAGTGGAAGAAGAAGACACCCTTTCCGAAGCCGGAGGATTAACCATGCCAATCCTAGACAAGCCGGGACACGAGGACTACACGTACAGCAGTGGACTCAAGCGCGAGCGTGCGGTCACCATGTCAGCAGCGTTGCGTCCGGCCAATCACGGTCGAGTCAAGACCTTCGAGCGCCGCATGCGTATCGAGCGCCAGCAGGCACATCGCATGCTGGAGATGGCTCTGATTAAGGAGTACGAGCGCAGATGGGGACCAGTTCCGTACGACGTTGCCGCCTTTGCATTCGTCCATGCGACCATGACAGTAGCTGGGACTCTAGTAGTGGAGGTGCAGGTATGATTGAGGTATCAGCACGCAAGACTGTAACCGTATTCTCAATCAAAGGGGCACCCAGGGTGATATCGTCGCTCGGCCCAGAATTCGAGCCATACAAGGCTGAGATTACGGACTTCGGGAATCGAGGCAAGGTTCAGTTGTTCGGTCGCAACTACGGCAGACTAGTGCCCGGTTCGACTTCGGCTACGTTCAAGCTGTACGGCTATGAGCAGTATCGACCCGTGCCTCAGTGGCTGTTTGAGCTGCTTCGCGAGGTCGGGTACTACGGCATGGTTGACACGTGCGTGCCGAAGCAGGGGGTCAAGGTAGTCCGATGAGTCAGCACTTGCGATGCGATGGTCCGGGCTGTGAGAATCAGCTCATGCTTTCGGCGCTTACACCAAGCACGAGTATCGTACCATGGCTTACCCTTACAAGGTCCGGCGTAACGACTCATTACTGTGGCAATAATTGCCTTGCCCAAGCCCTTGCAGTCTCGACACAGGCGGTGTATCCTGATTATGACACCCTCGTATCTAAGATGGTTGAGTCGATTGACATCTTCTATCAGGTCGAGGAAGAAGAAGCGGGCGACCCGCCAAGCAAGATCAGATTTCTCGCAGCATGGCTCATCGGCGAGTCATGGGTACACCCTTAAACCAAGGAGACAATGACAATGTACGGACCTACAGCCACACCCATCTTCGACACGGTCGCACGCGAGTTCAAGGAGCGTGAAGGCTTCGACCTGTTCACCGTCGTCTGGATGAACGATGACGGTCACGACTTCACGGGTGAGCCGCTCCCCGAGTTCAACGACTTCGACACGTCGTTCATGAAGGAGTGGATGATTTACCACCGCTCCGCAGACGTCGGTGCTGAGCAGCTGGCACCGTGGCTGGGTCACAGCGAGAGCCTCAAGACCACCGCGATCGAGGGTGTACTCGATGCGCTCCGCAACCGCAGCATGGTCATCCTTCCCGAGGACCAGCCCGACGAGTGGTACGAGGGTCGTCACACCGAGCCCGAGCGTCAGACGATCGCCAAGGCAATGGCCCTCATGGCTGCCCCGAAGAGCAACAAGGCACTCGACACTGTCATGGACGTAATCTTCGGCGACGCGCCCAGGGTGAAAACCTTCGACGAGCTTAACGAGTTTCAGCTCAAGGACCTCATGTCTCAGGCGATCGAAGACCTCAAGGACGTGGAGAACTACAGTCAGTCCGAGCTCACGCCGCAGATCGTTCTCGACAAAGCTCGTGATATGTACGAGGCGTCCCCCATCAAGATGTACCACGTCCCTTCGTACAGCATGCAAGATGCCGACGAGGAGCCGCAGCCTTCACTCGTGGACATCAGTGAGGCGATCCAGGTCGGCGTTGAGACCGGCGTGATTCAGGTCGAGGTTGCTGCCGACGAGGAGGGTAATCCCGACGCTCCGATGTTCGGCGTCCACTCGAATTTCAAGGACTGGGAGGAGGTCATCGAGCTCAACGAGCAGGAGATCATGCGTGTCGAAGGAATCAGTCGTAAAGAGCTGCATCGTCGCATGAGTGCGGCCCAGCAGGAAGAAGCCGAAGAGACCGAGATTGAGAAGACCGCCCTCGACGAGGCTGTCGCACCGCTGGACGAGCAGCCAACTGAGACCATCCCGAATCCGTTCTGGAAGAACGACTAGTGTCCGTCGCACCAGAGCCCTGTGCTGACTGTGATCGTGACCCGGCTGCTGGGTTTGCTTCGATCACAGATTCGTCAGGTGAGAAGTGGTATTGTCACGACACTGACGATGATCCGACCTGCTACCAGTTGGCAATGAGTCGACAGAGATACATGCCCGGACTAGAGATGCTGCTGAGAGGAGTGAGGTCGGATGAGTCAGACAGTTGACCGCGACCATGTTGCTAGAGCCCAAAAAGCTCTGGCAGCTTTTCGCACGATGCAGCCCGGCCTCACCTCCTACGCTCGCGCCGTTACGGGGGAGCCCGCCGTCCGCATCCAGGTGACCGCAGGGTTTCCCCACACGGACGGCACGACGATCTTCTACCGTCCCCCGTTGTCACTAGCCGACGACACAAAGCATGACCGCAGCGTGTGTGACAAGAGAGATGACGTCACCCTTCAGCAGCTATGCCCTGCGTGTAGAGTGCGTGAAGATATTCTCTCTGGCATCTATCACGAGATCGCACACATTGCTTACCACTCGTTCGCTCCCTTCACAGACAAGGATCGAGCAAAGGCCCTCTCCGCTGCTGTCGCATTCAAGGGTGACGACTTTGTTGCTAAGATGAACAGGCGCATGGAGAAGTACCAGGGGAAGCAGGGTGGCGATTCGTTCATACTACTGGCTAACTCTATTTCAGAGTACCTGGGTCAGATCATGAACATTCTTGAGGACGTTCGCATCGACGAGCGCATGTTCTTGGCTCGCAAGGGTACACGCAAGATGCGAGAGGTCAGAGCACGCCGAGCTTTTACCGAGGGTGTCGAGCAGGCAGACGGCTCGGTTGCGCGATGGATCGACGCGCCCCTCAATGCTCAACTGATTGTTGCTCTGTATGCAGTAGCGTCCCGCTGGGAGGTCAACGACTTCTTTGCACCCGAGGTGGTCGCGGCATGCTATGACTCGGAGCTTACTGCTACTGCCGAAGGTGCCAAGACTGCACGCTCGGTGAGTGACGTGTTCAACCTGTCCTTCGATGCCTTGATGCGCGGCAAAGAGCTCGGCTTCTTTGCTGAGGCCGACGACATTACAGAGGATGACGAGCCGCAGCCTGAGCCGCAGGACCAGGAGTCCGAAGATAAGCAGGATAGAACTGAACCGGACAAAGAGTCCGATAGTCAGGACAATGACGAATCATCGGAAGAATCTTCCGACCAAGAACAAGGAGATACCGAGGATGAAGCTGACGATGACCAAGGCGCTGGCAAGGGCGAGGATACAGGGGAGGTGGCAGGCGATTCTGGATCGTCTGACCATTCAGATTTATCGGATGCTCAGTCTGATGATGCCGAGGATTCCCCTGAGACTGAGGAGGCCTTTCCAGAGAACGACACTCCGAGCGATGCGTCGAATGTTGACAGCGGCGCAGGCGAGACGGACGAACAGCCTGACACAGATGATGACGGTTCTCCCTCTGGCTCCGGCGACAGCACAGGAGTACCCGAAGACGACAGCGAGTCCGGTGACGATCAACCTGACAACGGAGGATCGTCACCGAATCCAGAGGGAGCAGGCGAGAGCGTACCTGGAGACACAGCGGAAGCTAACAGGGGAGTAACCAGTGACGCGACTGAGGAAGATTCGTCGACCGAAGAGTCAGCAGCGGAGGTCGATCCAGAAGGTATCGAAGATGAGTCCGGCGGATCAGGAACTGGCGAGACAGACAGCTCGGAGGAAGAAGGAGGACTAGATGACGAAGACAGTCGTAGCAGTGGGGATGATTCACAAGAGTTCCAGACTGAAAGTGGTTACGGTGATCCACGAGAGCCCGACGGGTCTGGGGGTGACACTGACACAGATAGTGGACTCGCCACTGACGAGGCGCCCGAAGATCAGGGAGCAGTCGGCGGCGAGGATTCCCTGGAGGCGGATCGGTCTGACGATGCTGACCCAGCATCTGAGACACGAAGTAATGAGCTCGGCACCGACAAGCCGAATGACATGGAGGATAGCTCATCCGACACAGGCAGCGATCCTTGGGGCCAGGAATTGGAAGCGGAAATAGATTATGGCTCCGCTGATTCTGTTCCGCAGTACGTGGAGGCAGTGACTGGTCATCACGGCGACCATCACGCCGAGGAGTCTGCGGAGTATTCGCTTGGCGAATCAGTGGACGATGGTACCGCAGAGGCCGCAATGGAAGTTGCGATCGAGCAAGGCCTGTACTTTGATACAGCTCCTGTGAACATTGTCGGTGTCAATGTTCACCGATACACCGATGTCCCTGACTCTGACAACGCATGGCGTGGCACTAATGGGGACAAGGTTCTTTACAGCGAAAAGTCCCTTCGCAACATCGGCTTGCGTGGTGACTTTGAGCCTGATGAGTCTTTGCTAGGTGAAGCATTGCAGGTTACGCGTCGTGTCTTCGATGATAACAAGCGTGCTCGTCATCAGAAGAACTTGAAGTCGGGAAAGATTCGGGGTGGGTCGCTCGCCAAGCGCGCTCCATTCAACGATCCACGCATGTTCAAGAAGACTATCTTGCCCGGCAAGAAGTCGTACGCCGTCGTCATCGGGGTTGATATCTCGGCCAGCATGTCATTCACTGGTGCTCGCAATATGAAGCTCGCGAAACGGGCGGTCACGGCTCAGGCCGAACTGTGTTCACGAGTTGGTATTGACTTCGCTGTGTATGCACATAGTGCACTCGACAGTGGAGATGGTACGTACGAGAATCTCAGCATGGAAATATATGAGATCAAGTCATTTCAGGATCAATGGGATGACCGTGCTCGCGAATCTCTGAAGAACATTGGACCACTTCAGGCGAACGTCGACGGTCATACGCTAGAGTACTATCGCAAGGCTGTTGAGCGGACTCCGGCAACCGACAAGATCATTCTGTACTACACTGACGGCGCAATGCCTGCGGCAAACTATGACGAGGAGCTCGAAGTTCTTCAGACTCAGATCGCCAAGTGTAGGCAGCAGAACATCACCCTCATGGGCGTCGGTATCCGAACCAGTTCGCCTGAAGAGTTCGGGATGGATACCGTTCGAGTCGACGGAGACGAAGACCTGGTCAAGGTCATTCATCACCTTGAGAAAAAATTGACGGACCGATAACGGAATCGTTGAACAAGGGCTGTACAGGGGACGTCCATCCGTGATACGGTCGACCCGACCCGCCAACAGGTACACATCAACCAGGAGCATCAAATGACCGTCGCAATCGAAACACTGCAGGAGAAGGCCAAGTCCGGGGACGTCGTTCTCCTCACCGTCAAGCGCGAGGACGGTTCGACCGAGCAGGTCCAGGGCAAGATCGAGGTCGCGTCCACTGCGGGCGTCGGCTTCAAGCCGCGAGGTCGTCGCGAGATGGACCTCCTGGAGCTCGATGATGTCCTCGAGCTGGAGGAGGCTCCGGTCCCGGACGTCAAGCTCAAGCAGGTCAAGATGAAGCCGGTCGACGCAACCCGCGTGAAGAAGCACCTGATCGACCGGCACGGTGCGCCCCTCTCGCAGGTCAACGCGATGTCGCCCGACCAGGCCGCGGAGCTGCACGGCAAGATCGACCACTCGGACCTCGGTCACAACCACCTCAAGGAAGACGCCGAGCCCGTGGGTGAGGCCGCCGGCGAGGCACCCCAGCCTGGTGCGGACGAGGACGGCTTCGGCGGCGACGCTCCCGAGCCCGCCGAGTACTGATCCCAAGCGAGCGAGACACTGCCGTGGTAACCAGTGGAGTCATGACCCACTGAAAGTGTGTCTCGCTTGACTGCCTGTGCTTGGGAAGAGCTTGCGCAGTCAGTCAATACGTGCTCATCATCGGGTGCGTGCCAACAGGGTACGAGAACTAGGGGCGACTCGTACCCGCTTAACTAGGTAACCGTTCGAGGCCCGAGTCCCTGCCTCGTTAACAGAGGGGCCAGCGATTGCTCTGCATGTGACCCCCGGTGTCCTGATCACCGGCGTGCGGGTAAGGCTAACCAGGAGCTGGCAGCAAGACAACCTGTACTCCAAACCCCTCACCGCTTCACCCCCGGCTAGTCCTTGGCCGGGGGTGAAGCTCTACCTAGACAATGACAAGAAGGGAAGCGCCAGCATGAAGGTCTATGTTGCAGTCGTAGATATGGGCTGGGATGGTCGACACTTCTATGAGGTCTATGTAACCCTGGAGGTAGCAAAGACCGAGCTCGACAAAGAGTGCCTCAAGCGTACGCCGTCTGAAAAAAAGCTCGAAGGCGAACCGTGGGTAGAAGATGCTGGCTACAATCTTTCTGTCGAAAAGAAAAAGACATGGACACGCAAGTACTCAGAGCACGAATCATTCCTTGTGTTTGAATCGGAAGTGAAGGAATGAGTTACGTGGCACACGCACCGACAGAGGCGCCGATCGAGCCCAACCTCACAATGACTCGCGGCACCCATCCGTTCAGTCTCAAGTGCCCCCGCTTCGACTGCTTCTACAGCACCGCGCACGCCTCTGTGACTATGGCGCAGTACGCATGGGACGAGCATCTCACGCGCTGCCCTGACGAGGGTAAGTCAAATGAATTCATGGAAGAACGAGACGAACGAGGACAGAGGTACACCATGCTGCGTGTCGGCAAGTCGCTACTTGAAAAGCTGTGGGACAGTCTTGATTCCTCGTTCGATGAGTTCCAAACAAAGCGCGATCAGATGGAGCTCGAGTACTACAAGGGTCGCATGCGAGGCATCGCTGAAAGCATTCAGATGATGTCGTCTCATTACTTCATTACAGCCGACGAGGTTGTTGTTGAGGAGATGAAGCGTGCCGCGATTCGCAAGGGTGAGCGCGAGTTCGAGCCTACGCCAGGGTACAAGTACAACCCACCCCTGCCTGGCTCCAGGGAGTACGAGAAGGCCAACAAGCAGGGGTCGTCGAACTTCGATCCCGAGAAGACCACTAGGGCTCCGAAGCAGCGTGTCGCAAAAACTCCTGTCGCTTCTATGGTCTCACTCGGAGTTGAGGTTGACCAGAAGATCATCAACGCCTTGGCGACTGGATTCTTTGAACCCGAAGATATTGCTGTCTCGTTCAAGGTTGACGTTGCGTACGTAAAAGCCCTCGCAGATAAGTCTTGACTCTAGATGCGAGATAGCGTACTATGGTTATAGGGACAGTCACCGTGCAGACCGTACGAGAATTGGGGACATCGTGAGCGAGTCATTGTGGGACGCGGACGAGGTGCCGCAAGTAAAGAAGCACAAGCCACGTCGCCGCGCAGCGAGTGCGCCGGTCGCCGCACAAGCAGTACAGCCCAGTCGCCCGACATTCCAGGCACGCGCTGGCCAGCGCGACTTCGGTATCGAGTTCGCGATCCGCAACCTCGGTAACGCTGGCATGCTGCGACCCGAAGACTATCAGGAGAACCTGCACATCATCCGCCCTGGACTGGACGCCGATGCCCAGTCGGAAATGCAGGCATGGAAGGTTCGCAATGGGCTGGCTTGATGATGTCGAACGCAAGCTCGGCAGGTTCAACGATCAGGTTCGAGATGCGAGAGCGTTCGGCGCACCGCCACGAGACCTATCACACGAAGATCGTGAAGAGTGGAATCGTGGAGCGACTCGTCGCCAACCCCCCAAGACTAGGGGCGCGATCATTTCCGCAATCAGCGCCAGTGACCCACGTCGATATGCTAGGTTGAGGCGTGACATGAAGTGGCTCGAGAAGCAAGCCGTGAAACACGGCCTATCCCCGGAAGATGCTAGGTGGCTTGTGTAATGGCAGTGACTGAAAAAATCCTTGAGGGTGCACGCGTTCTTGTCTGTGATGAGTGCCCGGACAAGCCGAACTATTCGGCCCCTGTCGAACGTCTGTTTGCGATGAGCTGGAACAAGTCCTGCTATCACATCGAGACCGAGATCATGGACTACAGTGATCCGTCACTCAACGGCGGTCAGGTTTACAAGTTCAATCTCTCGCCGGTCGGTTCATTTCTTTGCCTCGACCCCTGGTCGCTGTGGATCGAGGTAAATCTTGGCACCCACCAGGCCGATCTTGGCGACATGATGGAGGTACAGTTGGCTTACGAGTCCGACTTTTACTCGAACACGAAAGCTGTCATCGGAACTATCATGCCAGAAGATAGACGAGAAGTAATTCGTGGGATGGTATGGGATTGGTTGACAGTCGAGCTTCTCAAGCGTCAACCTACCGCAGACAGTGGCGGCTTTCGATGCCCCAACAGAATTCATGAAAGGTTGGATCAGGCTGACAAGGTTCTATTTGTCAGTCACTGCTCTGAACGAGAGACTCTAAACGCAGAGATTGCGTGCGTGGTTCTCGAAGGGTGCTGCACTATCTGCTACAAGCAGACAATGGGCCAGGACGTGACGAGCGGAAATTTCGGAATGGCTGGGGTAGCGCAGGGCAGCAGGCCGCGCCGGTCTGGACCACCACCTCAGCAGCCACTGTTTCCATCAACACTACCTTCCACGCGTCCGGCCACCCAGCGACCTGCGACTGCGCCCGCTGCATCCCCGGCGGCTGGACCTGGAAAATCACCAGCCGGTAACACTCCGGCCCCTCCTCCGTGGGAGCGCTGACATGGCTAAGCCTCGCGTCGGTGGACGAAAGTACGGAGCAAACGCTGACCGCACGCCCGCAGACAATATCGCATGGTGTACGGTTGAGTCTGGCAAGGTTACGATTATTGCCCAGGCGAGCACCAAGGAAGTGAACGATGACCTGATCCTCGGAACAGGTCAAATGGGCAGGGTTGGTGGGTCGATGCTCAACCTTACGACAATGACTGAAGCAGAGCTGCTTGCAATCAAGCAGGTTATCGACCACGCATTCGAGTTGGCCTTACCCGTCGCACGACGGAGAGACGAGATAGCAGATGAAGCGTTTGCAGCGGGCGACGACTCTTTCGACAGAGTCTATCGAGCAGTTCCACGCGTGGTGTTTAGGAAGGGGGCTGTCGAAGCATACATGCAAGGCGTATCGGTCGGACCTTCTGATTCTTCTAGCGGAGTCGGGGAAGACGGCGATTCCGATGGAGTCCCTGGAGGAAGCAGCACAGAAGTGGCTGAACCTGAGTCGACCCCTCCTCTCGCCCAAGACAACTGGACGCCGCCTCACTTCGGTCAAGGTGTGGGCGAAGTGGGCGGGTGACCCGCTGATCCTCGATGACTACATGCCGCCGCACACCGCTCGTGGCATCGCACACCCGATCAGCGAGGGCAAGGATGGTTTGCTTCGTATGATTGATGCGGCGTCCAACCCCGAGCAAAAGGCCCTTGTTAGCCTGACCGGACTTATCGGATGCCGCATCAGTGAGGCACGTGACACTCGTCCTTCGTGGTTCAATCTGCACGATATGACCGTTTCGATTCGCGGCAAGGGTGACAAGACCCGCATCGTACCTGTGTCCGATGAAGCATGGGCCGCTATCTCGGAGTGCTACGCCGAGGCGATCCTTAGAGGTAATGACTCCTGTCTCATTACCTACTCTGATCGACCAGCCCGTCGGGTCATCACAGCACTGGGCGAGCGTGCAAAGCTGTCACGACCGATCGCATCACACGACATGCGTCACACATTCGCCACCCTGGTGTTTGAGAGAACGCGCAACATTCGACTGGTCCAGGAGCTCCTGGGTCACGGCAACGTCACCACGACAGAAATCTACACAGGCGTCAATGAAGCGGCGCTGCGAGAGGCGGTTCAGTTCTAATGGAAACCCACTACCTGATGCTTGTTCAGAATCCCGATGACGGGAGCTGGATTCTCATGACGGACACGACCGACAAGGCCGAGTTCGACAAGGAGTTTGCAGGCCGCAAGGGGTCGAATGTCATCGGGATCGACACGTCAGATTACGTGACATTCTCATGAAAACCCTCGAGAAGATCGTCGCAGAACTTGAACGTCAGTATGACGAGAATCATCGGGGCCTGGGCCTTGGTTGGCTGGCATTCGATGACGACAAGTGTCATGCAGTCATAGACGGACGTGTCGACCTTGATGCTCTGGCAATGGCGGTGGACGCATGACTGTCGAACAGCAGACCGAGGTCGATCGTCTGAGAAAGAAGTACCTCAAGGCGCAGGACGAGTTGGCAAAGGCGGTGGCCGAGTCGTGCGTCGGTCCGCACGAGGTTCGCCAGCATCGCGATGCCCGTCCGCCTTGGTGCCCCAAGTGTCGGCGCACAAACCTGGGTCTCAATGTCGATGAGATCACCAGGAAGCCGAGGCCGCTGCGATGATCTGGCTATTTGTGCCAGCCGCTATCCTGTGGGTGATCGCTGGTGTGTTCATAGTTTTCGGGCTGCGAGAGAATAGCACCTTCTACTCCGGTAGCGTAAGCGAGATAGAGGCAGCTTTTTTGGTTCTTGCCACGGTCATCGCATGGCCGGTCGGACTGCTCGGCTACGGAGTCTTTGCGCTTGGAAAGTGGGCACAGAAAGAATGACTCGAAAAGTTATCATCGAGATGGACACGGACCACGACGACACTCTAGACGCCGTGCGATCAGTGATTGCAAATCTGTCACGCGCTGGGTACGTTGTCGTAGAGCAGATGGTTCTGACTACCGACGAGAAGCCAGAGCAGCACTACGCATTCGTCACGGGTCATGCCGAGCTTCACGTAGCCGAGATTGATCTTTACATGGAGGAGACTCGTCGTGCCAACGAAGACAAAGACTAAGACCTTCGATCGCGGGGCATGGCTCAAGACCCGCATCAAGAAGAAGCAGAAAGACCACCCCGATCGGACTCACTTCACAGGGTTCTGCGGAAACGGCCACTGCGAAGGTACCCGTCCTCGCAACTTCGAAGGCAAGTCACTCAAGACCTGTGCCTTCTGGACTACGTGCACATGTGTCTGCCACATCGAGCAAGATGAAATCTTTGCAATGCTTGGCGAGGAGCGCAGGCTTGTAGAAAATCCCGAGTATCGCCCCGACATGGGAAGCTACTTGCGCCCCGACCCGACCGCGCATACTGACTTCGGTGGACCGTCCAAGCGTCAGGGTCCGATCGACAAGAAGGCTATCGTTGGTGAGGAACTAACTCCCGACAGCATTCTTAAGGGTCACGTCTTCCATGAGACCGACTCTGGTCGACGAACCAAGGGGCAGCTCGAGTATCAAGTACTTGAGGCGTGCAACAAGGCTATGGATATCTGGCCCGACGAGGTGCTGGTCACTCCCAAGGAGATCGCTAAGTATATCGGCGGAAAGCAGGGCGGCCAGGAGCCCTCGACCGGCGCGATTGACGCTGTCTGGAAGCGCTGGGTGCAGATGGGGTTCGCAGAGACTGCTACTAAGCCCGTGCGATTCGTCGACTATACGGCCAAGAAAAACCAGACTATCGCTGACCTCGAAGAGGCTAAGCGTAAGTTCAAGAACAGCACTCGCTCCGCACAGGGTGAAGCGCGCCGAGCAATCAGGAGGAAGTAATGGACATCTTCGGATTACACCGTCAGGTCAAGCACCAGATGCAGTCGACCAACCAGACCGACACGCCGGTCATCGCCAAAGATATAGCGACAGGAAAGATGTATACCCTGCTCGCTCCTCTGGAGTACGAGCCGACATCGGACGACGGCGAGGGTAATGCAACCTCGACCGGCCCGACGTTCTGGCTCATGATCGAGGAGATGTAATGGTTCGCGAACGCAAGCCGTATGATCCGAAGTACTGGGACAAGCCGAACGCCGCAGAGCGTGAGCGTTCGACATCGTGGGAAGAGTACTGGAGGGCCGGATATCAGGTCGACCAGAAGACTCCCGTAATGGTCAAGGAGTATTGTCGCACCGAGGAGGAGGCGTGGAAGGTGTCGACAAGTTCGGCAGTTGAAGTCGCTACAGCCCTCGATAAGGTCGAGCTCGAGGCCGATGTCGTGCCGTGGATTCAGCACTGGCGTACTCACACTACGACCCACACCCAGACTCGCGACGAACAGACGATGGACGCTGTGCCGCGTTATGTCAGCGAGCGGGAGCGTGGTTTCATCAAGCTTGAGCACGTGCGCGACATTGAGGCAAAGTCGTGAGTGCTTCGCTCGAAGATCGACACTGGCGTGCATCCGAAGCGGCCAAGCACTCAGTAATGGGTGACGGAAAGCGTACGGTCTGGAGCGAAGCTTTCGCTGCTGGATTCAAGGAAGGTCAAGACTCTATGTCACATCGCGACGCCGAGAAGGTCGGCCTGCCTCCTACACCCTTCTTCTTTACCATCGAGCAGGTGGCAACCATGCTTCAGATATCCGAGACCGGACTTTCGCGGATGCTGTTTTACATGGGCCGATCAACTGGTGTAGCATCAAAGGGTAAGCTGGTTGCTACCAATCTTGCCCCTGAAGGACAGACGCCCGAGTGGCGAGTACTGGATCGACACTTCATTCAGTACCTACGCTTCAAGGGTATTCGCTTCCACACTCCAGGCTATCGGTAAGTCAGACCGATAGCGCAGCCCACTAATTAGCCTACCCTAATACGGTCACGATAGGTTACGATGGACCACGCCGACCGATTCACGCCGAACCGAGGATCAGACTCATGCCGTCACCAGTAGATTACGCCGAGCAGAACCTCGGTGTGCACAAGGTGTACGAAGATGCTCTAGCCGCGCATAAAGAGTACGACGCGATTATCTCCGACCTCGACAGGTGCACGGACAAGCGTCGCAACCTGGACCTCGAGTTGGAGACCCGCGAGGTTGCCAAGCTTGTCGCTACTCGGCAGATGCATCCTGACTGGTCGAAGACTGCGGTCAACGACTACCAGAAGGAAGCACGCCACAACGACCCTGAGATCATGCGTGTTAAGCGTGAGCTCAATTCCCTCAATGGGGAGATCGCAGGGCTCGAGGCAGATGCGAAGGTGCAGGAATTCCTGCTCAACGCATATACCGCGAGGATGAACCAGCTGGGTGGGTATCTAACCTTCCTGGCTGCATGCAAGAATGCAGAAAACAACGCCAACACAACGCCAACTCGCTAACACGAAGCCAGGAGAAGCATGACAATCAGCCCCCAAGAGCCCACGCAGGTTCCGATGAACCCGTCTGACAACTACGACGGATACGACGGCCTCGCGTCGTTCGATTCGTCCGACCTTGTCACGCCTCGCCTGAAGATTCTTCACCGCGAAGGTCTGTTTCAGGACAGCCTCACCAACCAGACCTACCAGAGCCTGAACCTCATCGTGCTCGGTCTGGTCAAGCAGCGCATCCTGTGGCCCGAGCGTCAGACCACGGGCGACATGCCGATCTGCAAGAGCAACGACCACAAGACCGGCTTCGTCAACCTCGCTCTCCGCGACAAGCCCGCCGACAAGCAGTTCCCGTGGGGCAAGAGCAACTTCGACCCGAGCACGCTGACGCTCGACCCGGATGGACGCCTGACCCTGCCGTGCGATTCGTGCGAGCTCAAGGAGTGGGGCAGCCACCCCGACGGCAACAAGCCCTTCTGTGCGGAGATGTTCACGCTGCCCGTGATGTATGACCCGATGAGCACGGGCGAGTATGTGCCCGCCCTCATCTCCTTCCAGAAGACACAGCTCAAGCCGCTGCGCTCCTACCTGTCGTCGTTCCAGCGTCAGGGCACGCCGCCGTTCCAGGTCGTCACGCAGGTGTCGCTCAAGATCGAGAACGCCAACACGCAGTCGCCGTACAGCGTGCCGCTCTTCTCGATGGGTCCGCAGTCCGATCCGAACGAGTGGCGTTCGTACGCTGATCACTGGCGTTCGATGTCCAACTTCCTGATCGTCCCGCCGCGCAAGGAAGAGGAGAAGGCTGTCGCACCGCAGCCCTCGAACAACCAGTGGGGCGGACAGCAGGCTCCTACCCAGGACAACCCGTGGGGTGGACAGCAGGCGCCGGGACAGCCCCAGTGGGATCAGCAGCCGATCCAGGGTCAGGTCAATCAGCAGCCCGTGGCGCAGCAGCCGCCCGCTCCCGTGCAGCAGCCGGTTCAGCAGCAGCCACAGTTCCAACAGCCTCCGGTTCAGCAGCCCCCGGTTCAGCCGATCCAGCAGCAGGCACCCGCACCGAGCGTGGGCACCCCCGCTGAGCAGCAGTACCAGCCGCCTGCTCAGCAGCCGGTTCAGCAGGCGCCCGTCGTGCAGGCTGCACCACAGGAGCAGCTGCCTCAGCAGCCCGTGGCACAGCAGCAGCCCGCCGCGCCGCCGTTCGAGGTCAACCCGACCCCCGAGCCGGTAGCACAGGAGGCCGCTGCTGCCCCCGTGACGGACGCTCCGGCATTCGTCGGCGGATGGTCCGCGCAGGTCGGAGCGGCCCCGGAGGATGCGGCACCCGCTGAGCCCGAACCGACCCCCGCCCCGGTCGAGCAGCCCGCTGTTGAGCAGCCTGTCGCTCAGCAGCAGCCCGTCCAGCAGTCCGCACCTGGCGCAGGCAAGCCGCTGCCGTTCTGATCTGAGACGCCCCGGCATAGTGGAGAGTGCCGGGGCTTCTCTTTATCTACTACGAAATGAGAATTATGTTTGCTTTTGGTATGACCCCCGAAGAGTACGAAGCTCACATGGAGGAGCATCGTCTCAATGCTGAGGCGCATCGTCACGACATGCATGAGTGGGTTGAAAGCATGGACGCGCAGGGGCTTCGAATGCTTCGCGCCTTGCTGTTCAACTATGACGAGCACCCCTCGGCGTCCTATCTGTCAGGGATTGCAGCAGCGATGCTGTACCACAAGTTCAACATCTGTCCTGCGTGCGGCAAGGATCACGCCGAGCTTGATCCGAGCGTTCTACTCGGCAAGGAGAGTTCGCACGAGGGTCTGGTGTACGACAACCCCGGCTCGGGAACGCCGATGGGGACTGACTACCAGCCGTCCTTCGAGAAGATGTCTGGCGAAGAGCTTCTTGCCAATGTTCCTGCTGAAGAGCAGCAGCTCATGGATGAGTATGGTCTCGATTTTATCGAGTATCAGTACCCTTCTGTGAGGTGCTCGAACTGCACGAAGCCATACGTTTCACTCAAGGACAGAATGGTCAAGGAGCCCGGCGTCAAGGGTTGCGACGGCTGCCAGCAGAAGGCGATGTTCGGATGACCAAGAACAAGACACCAGAAGAGAAGATCGAGTACCTTCAGTCGCTATTCAAGGATTGCGACGAGCGCTGGAACTTTCTGAAAGCAGCGCTCCCACCCGGCACGGCGATGAATACTGTTGAGCTGCGGCTCAATACATTCATCATCCACCTGGTCGAGTGGGGTATCATCACAGAAGATCAGAAGCTTGACTTCGAGATCAAGTTTGCGGAGACGATCCAGGACCAGCTCATTGCGATGAGGAAGGATTACGACGAGCAGGCTGCGGCTGCCAGTAAGCCGAAGCTCGTCATCCCGAATGCCGCACAGGCCGCACAGCTCGGCAACATCGGCAAGAAGTAGGAGTACCATGGCTCGCCACGCACAGCGTCCTCAAGTCAACCGATTCGTCTGCACCAGGTGCAAAGAACACGAATGCAAGGACTGCATGGACGCTGTGCGTGCGCGGCTTGGTATCAATGGACCGACACTCTGTCGCTGCACAAAGGGGGAGCATCATGGCAACGTGTGAACTTTGTGGAGATTCTGTAGTCTCGGATGATCCGACCAACTACTACGAAGTCAGAGTGTGGGTCCATGGTCCCAAGCAAGACGGCGCTACGGCGCGATCTCGTACTGGCAAAGTTGCACATCAAGCCTGCATCGTTCTACTCAAGGATGGTCAGGCACCCGATCAGGAGAAGCTCTTCTAATGACACTCGACCTTGGCCCAGCCCCTATCGTTACCGAGCCCGGACCGGCGTACAGGTATCGGAACGCAGACCTTGAAGTTCTTCACACGACGTCTGCGCCTAGTAACGACACCCAGGCGCTACACTACTTCAACCTCGTCCAGGATTGGATGAAGGATGAAAGAGTAGTCTTCATCGAGAAGCGCGAAGCCGGCGAAACCAAGTACCACTTCATGCAGTTCGAGTTTGACGGCAAGGAGGTGAAGAGTCTTGACCACTGAGCCACGCGGCAGCCTTGAGCCGTTCATTAAGGACTCAGTCAAATACTACGAGCACCAGATTACTGGCGTTCGTCAAATGGCTTACATGACGAACTTCCTTTGCGCTGACGACATGGGTCTTGGTAAGTCCTTGCAGGCACTCACCGTCTGTGCGATCGACTTCTACCGCAACTGGATCAGCAAGGTCATCATCGTTGCCCCAGTTACACTGCGCGGCAACTGGGCTGACGAGATCGAGAAGTTCACGGGCGGAAGCACTGTCACAGCAGAACCGATTCGCTTCATGATGTTTGGTGAAGAGATCAAGGACGACGGAAGCAAGAAGAAGCTTGGTCCAAAAGCTCGCGAGGCTCAACTGGCCGAGTTCAAGGAGTGGACCGGGCCAAAAATGCTTGTCTGCAACTACGAGCAACTCATTCCGCATGTCAAAGAAATGAACCGCATTGGCTTTGATGTAGCGATCTTCGACGAGGCGCATTACATCAAGAACTACCAGGGCGTGGATGCCAAGGGTAAGCCCAAGGGGGCAGCCAGGGCTCACGCGGCGCACATGCTCAAGACCAAGCGCACCATGCTGCTGACTGGCACCCCACTCCTTAACCAGGTTAACGAGCTGTGGTCACTGCTGAACAAGATGGACCCGGTCGCGTTCCCTGATTACTGGCGTTTCATCAACCGCTACTGCGTCTTCGGTGGCTTCAAGGACAAGGCTATCGTCGGCGTCAAGAACGAAAAGGAGTTGATGTCAAGACTCCAGAACTACATGATTCGTCGTCTCAAGTCCGAGGTCCTCGATCTTCCCGACGTTCAGATTGTCCAGCGCAAGGTTGACCTGTCGCCTGAACAGAAGAAGCTTTACGACGAGGCTAAGGACAACCTCAAGATCACCATGCACGGTGATGATAACGAGACGGAGATCGAGAACGCTCTCACGAAGTTCCTGCGTCTCAAGCAAATCTGTGGCACTACCCTTCCCTTCACTGGCGAGGATATCTCCACGAAACTCGACCTTGCGATCGAGGACGCTATCGCTGTCATGAAGGAGGGACACAAGATCGTCGTGTTCACTCAGTTCAGGCCAGTCCTAGAAGCCTTCTGTCAGCGACTCGAAGCGCACGGCAAGAAGCACAAGGACGAGGACTTTGATATCTGGGAACTGCACGGTGACATCAAGTCTGAAACGCGCCAGCCCATCGTACACCAGTGGAGTAACAATGTAAACGAGAAGGGTCAGCCTAAGGCTGGCGCGATCGTTTGCATGCTGCAGGTCGCAGGTGTTGGACTCAACATGACCGCATCTCGTCACGCATTCTTCATCGACAAGTTGTTCGTGCCTGGTCTTAATCAGCAGGCAATTGACCGACTCCACCGCATCGGCGCCTCAGAGTCACAGCCCGTCCAGGTCTTCGAGTACATTGTACGCAAGACCATCGAGAACCGCGTCGAGCAGATTCTGGCTACCAAGACCAAGACCTTTAACTCGATCATCAACGACGACGGGTCGTTCAAGAAGCGACTCATCGCTGCATTGCTGGCCGAAGAAGCAGAGGATGAGATTGATGACTGACCCCGACATCTGCCCATGCGGAAACCCCAACTGCCGCGAGAACGATCACCTGTTCTGGCCTAGGAGTAACGACGATGATTGAAGTCAAGATCACGGTTAACAGCTCGACACTCGGAGACATCGACGTCGAGGAGAAGTCCATGGAGATCTGGAATCTCGAGGACAACCGAGCGAAGCTCATAGAGCTGCTTGACGAGGCCCGTGCCAAGATTGATCGCGCCCTGCAGCTGGAGGAATGAGTGTGTTCAATCGACACGAACTGCTCCTGGGTGCCCGAATTACTTTACAACTGGCCACGGCGTCGCGTCGACAGCGATCCGCGCACTGGTCAAATCGCTCGCTATCCCATGTGGGAATACTACCGCTCCGAGCTGCACGGAAGATCGGGAGCCACGGTCTTTATCCACATGTGCGGCGTTCACGACCGCATGTCAAGGGATGCATGGACGGCATCAATCCAGGCCGATATCGCCCACCAGGAGGCGACCGATGACTACCTCGCAGCCCACCCCACCCCGGGACAAGACATACTCCCCGAAGGAAGTGTCAGAAATCCTTGGAGTGCATATCTACACCGTTCGCCGCTGGCTACGAGACGAGACGATTAACGGGGTTAAGATCGGCGAAGGCAAGCACTGGCGCGTCACACAGTCAGAACTAAACCGCATACTACAGGAGAGAATCGGATGACATCATTTCCAGAAGAGCCAATCTTCCCCGCTGACCCCCCGACCGAAGAGCCTGAACCAATCTTGCCAGAGAACAAGACGATGGTCGATCGGCAGAAGGAAGTTCGTGCCTGGACCGTCGAGAAGGGGTGGCGTGAGAATGGTGTAGACGAGCGGACCATGGGCGAGGAGGTTGCTCTCCTGCATACCGAGGTGGCCGAGGCGACCGAGGCGTATCGTCTGCACATGCTAGATCGCTGGATCGTCACTTATCCGGGTGACGGATCAGAACGCGTAATTACAATTCTCGATTCGGAGTCCTTTGATTACGGTGACAACAAGCCAGAGGGTGTCGCGTCGGAAGTCATCGACACACTGATTCGCTTGCTGGACAACTACGCTCAATACGGTCTTGGCGCACCTGAAATTGAGCCTGATCGGACCGGCTCCAATCCCTATGAAAACTGGGGTGATGCAGCGTCGGCACTGCATCACAAGATCGCCCGCGTATGGGCACTGCGTAAGCAGTATGCTTACCTCTACGAAAGTAATGCATGGACCTCGATTCTCAGTGAAGCCTACTGGGATATCATGAACGAGATCATCTCGGTCTGCCACCACTTCGATATCAACATTGTCGAGGAGTACGAAGCAAAGATGAAGTACAACCAGACCCGTAGTTACCGACACGATGGGAAGAACTTGTGAGCACACACAAGCCGGCAGCTGAAGCTTTGATCTGGATTGACACGGAGACGACTGGTCTCAACACAACTCGTGACAATCTCCTGGAGATCGCAATCGGCATTACCGACCTCGAAGGCGAGTTGCTCGACAGCTTTGAGCGTGTCATGATGCCGACGACTCATAGCGCCGTTCGAGACCTGATGGACTGGTATGCAATCTCAGACGATCCGGGCCACCAGCTCGTCTACCGTATGCACAAGGCCTCTGGCCTGTGGGATGAGGTGCTTGCCTCGACAAACTCCTACGAGTCGGTTGACGAGCAGCTCATGACGTTTCTCACCTACACGGAAGTTCCGCTTGATGATCTAGGCCGAGCGCCTATGTGCGGGAACACGGTCAACTTCGATCAGCGCATGTGCGACAACCGCTTGCCGCAGTTCCGCTCGCAGTTCGGTCATCGTACGATCGACATGAGCTCGACGAAGGAGCTCGTGCGTCGCCGTCATCCTGACATCGCCAAGGCCTGGGATCAAATCTGTGACGCGAAGGGCGATAAGCCTCACCGTGCCATGGAGGACATCTTGTGGTCCATCGAGGAGTACAAGTTCTACATCTCGACAGGAATGATCGCGTAATGGCAAAGGGCGCATACAGCAAGGAGCTTGAAGAGGCCATGGCGCAACTTCCCGCTCGGGGCACGATGAGTGATCAAATCAGTCGCAGCATCCAGACACGTACACTTGTCTCGATCGCTCGGTCCCTCGAAGAGCTTACCGAGTACGAGCGTCAGAAGCATCTCTGATATGGGACAGATCATCATAGAAACCCCGACCCCTCGTTCGGGGGGTGTCATCGACGGTACGACAGTCGAAGTCGCACGCTGCGGAGACCTGTGGATTCCTACTGGGGAGTTCATGAACATCGAAGCGAAGTCCACTGTTGTCCCCAAAGGACTCGGCGACGAAGAGATGCGAATGGAGGGTGTGAGTGTATCAGCACAGGGTGGGGATGCTAGGATCATTGCAGGCAGATTCAAGACCCCACAAGAGCCCAACCAGCTACCGTCTGTAAATAACTCCACTCTTGGCATGATGCGACGCGATGAGCTCGAGCTGCTTCTGCGAGTCATTGTATTCCAGCAAGGCGGTCAGGTCACCATGGATGCCTATGAGTTCACAGAGGTCAAGGAGCGCAGTATGGAAGTGTTCTGGTATGTAGACCCATTCCAAGTAAAGGTGAAACTGCAGTGAAGTTGACGTTCGAGAACGCTACCATCCAGGACGCCGTCAGCAAAGCCGCAAAGGTGGCACCCACCCGTGGCGAAGCCTTTGACAAGGCTGCTGGCCTTCTTGTAACTGTCGAAGATGGACAGGTGAATCTGCGTGCAGCTGACAACCTGGTCTTTTATCACGAGATTGTGGATGCGGTGGAGATCGAGGGTGACGGCGAGTGGCGCATCCCCTCTGTCTTATTTGGTGAGTTCATGGCTAAGCTCAACATTGGCTCAGGCAAGCAGATCACACTCGAAGATGAAGGCTCTAAGATCATGGCAAAGTCGGGACGCACGCGTGCATCGTTCCGCATGCTCGATCCAACATACTACCCGGTATGGGAGCCGTTCGATGTAGAGGACATGTCTCCAATCACCAACCTCGGTGAGCGAATCAACATGGTCTCATGGGCAGCCACTACCGACCCGAACCCTCCACTGAATGCTATCTATCTCGACGGCACTCATGTCATGGCAACGAATCGCATCTGTCTGGCCGTCGCACCCTGTCTTGCGCCTGACATTGACGACCCGATCATGGTTCCGAAGTCTGCCTTTGCGTCGCTTACGTCTCATCTCAAGGAGACGAACGTCGCTGTCGAGGGTGGTCACATGCTCTTGATGCCCGACGATACGACTCAAATCAAGGTCATTACGTACGGTGGCGCATATCCTGCCGTACAGAAGATCATGAAGCGTGACCATGCAGAACATGTCAAGGTAACAAAGACCGAGATGATTGAAGTCATCGAGCGTGCGATGGTGTTCTCGGGTGACAATCGAACCCCACTTCTGGAACTTTACATCGGCGAAGAGGAGGTTGCGGTCTTCATGAAGGACCAGGACCAGAACACTCTTGGTGACGTCCTGGAAGTTCCGGGTTCCTGTCTTCATCCTCGCGCCATGCTTGAATTCACTCCGCAAAACATCTTGAGCGCGCTGCGCCACAGCCCCAATGAACATGTGACTATCGGGTACGATCCAACTAAGCCTCGAACAATTCTTCACGTCGATGGAGGATCGGGTTACGAAGTCTGGATTGCTGCCCGATCGAATGCAGAGCAGAAGGAATCACCAACCGCTACCGACGAAGGACGATAATGGAAGAGTCAATCTACTACTTGTCTGGCCCGATGACAGGGCTGCCCAAGTTCAACTACGATACCTTCGAACGAGTGACAAACCAGCTCCGAGAGCTTGGGATGAAGGTTCGTTCGCCTCACGAGATTGATCTCGAGCAGGACATTAAGCCCGAAGACAATATGGGCTGGCAATGGTATATGAAGCACGCAATCAAGATGGAGATGGAGTGCAACGTCATCGTCATGCTTCCTGGTTGGACGCTAAGCAAAGGTGCTCTTATAGAGCTTCACCTTGCCAACGCTCTCGGTTACAGACTCTTGCGATACGCCCCAGAGATGCTAAGCAACAGGCTGCTTGCGCCCCTTGATGACTTCGAGCTGTTCTATGAGGGACGGCTCGCATGAGCCGCCACACGCCGGGTGTCATTCTCCGAATCTGGAAGGCGCGTAACGAGCAGGAGAAGCGATACCCCGTCAGTCACGACGACGCCCAAGGGCTTGCACATCTGACCGAGGTGAGCAAGTTCTATATCGACAAGGGGGTGCGCTCGCCCGACGCCCGTGCAACAGAGCGTAACCTTGAGAAGGCTGCGGCAACCTTGGCTGCCGCACTCGAATACATCGAGCGAGAGAAGCGTAAGCAATGAAGCGCCTTATTGTCACAGGTACTCGACGCGGCTGGCCCGATGAGAAGCTGGTCGAGGCCGGACTGTTCGCTGCATATTCTGTACTCAATCCTGGCACCCCGGGGCAGCCGGTCACTCTAGTTCACGGCGCAGCGCCGGGTATCGACATTCAGGCTAAGCGCATCTGGGAATCCAAAGGACTTCCGACCGAGCCGCACGAAGCACTCTGGAAGACCTACGGCAAGGGCGCTGGTCCGATCCGCAATCAGGAGATGGTGGATGCCGGGGCTGACCTGTGTGTCGCGTTTCCTGACGCCGAGTCTAGTGGAACATGGGACTGCATAAAGCGAGCACGCAAGGCAGGCATTACCGTTCTCATCATGGGCGAGATCAAGGAACCGTCATGACTGATCGCTGGTTTACTCTTGGACTCAATGCTGAGCAGTGGGCAATTGGTCCGCTTGACATCGGTCGCAAGAACGGTGGTGTGTTCCCAAGGATCGGCCCTAACCTACAGCTCGTCGCCTTCCAGGAGGCCGTACGCGAAGCGCTTTTGGACGTCGAGCCACTACCACCCGGTGAGTATTCACTCACCTTCTACATCTGGAGGAGTCGCGACACCTATGAGGGTACCCGCAAGAAGGTCAAGAAGTCACAGGTCGACGCAACCAATATCCAGAAGGGGCTCGAAGATGCTCTTCAGGGTGTGCTTTTTGGCAATGATCGGAGCGTACGCGACGTTCGCACTGTCGTTGTGGAACAACACGCAGATGTCACTCCCCGGATTGCTATTCGTGCTTCTGTTTGGGTTGGCTTCAATCCTGATGAGCTGCCTCAATTTGTCTGGGACAAGCTCGATGAGTGCACTGAGGCACCCGAGCCACAGCTCCAAATCTGGCGCGGCCCGAACGACGACAACACGCCTAGCTTCTGATGATCGAGATAACAATCAAGGTCAAGCCTCCGAGCGGGCCACTCCGCGAGAAGACCTTGGCGGTCTTGCGGATAGAGAACACGATGGAGGGCGACCCCGAGGTTGGTAGTTACACAGCCAAGATTGCAGTAGATCATGGTAACTCGGTCGCTCGTTATCTGCGAGTAGTCAGTGGATTCCGGCGCAAGAAATACAACTCACTAGCACTACTCAAGCTTGTACTAGAACAACTCACAGAGGAGGAGATGGACCTTGACGGCATCCCAGCAGATATGGCTTGGGGATTCGGTGGAGATGACAAAGCTCTTCAACGAATCATCAGTCAACTGCATAATCACTGACCCACCGTTCGGCGTCGACAACCAGTCGAACATGGCGAAGACCGAGGCCGGCAAGAAGTACGCACGCAAGATTGCGAACGACGAGTCTCCCGAAATTGCAATTGAGGTGTTCAAGAATGTTATGAACAGCCTTCTACCAAAGACAACGCCTGACTGCGACCTCTATATCTTCACGTCGTATCAGGTCCTGGCTGACTGGATGGTAATGACAGATGAATTTCTTGCTGGGTACGGTTTCAAGCGCAAGGCTGTACTTGTATGGGAAAAAGACGGTCCGGGTATGGGCGACCTTGAATGCCCGTGGGGAATGGGAAGCGAGTTCATTCTCTTCTTCCAGAAGGGTCGACGACCCAAGTCTGCGAAGCGTCGCAATGCTGTTATCAGAGGTCCGCAAGTGCGACCCTCTGATCTTATCCATCCACACGAGAAACCCCAATGGCTCCTGGAACTGCTTCTCAAGACCAGCACCAACGAGGGTGAGTCCGTTGTCGATCCCTTCGGTGGGTCGGGGTCTCTAGCGATCGCGGCTCGGACCCTTGATCGTCCCGCAGTCTGCATCGAGTACGACGAGACAAACTGGAAGCTCGCAACGGATCGTTTCAACTCACGAGAGGAAGGACTCTTCGGATGACTAGACCTCCGGTCCACTGCTTCCATAATGGAATGCCTCAGCCGCGTCGCAGGTTTCGCTGGACTTTGCGTGTGTGTCGACACTGTCATGCAGTTCTAGCACTCATCCCGTCATTCTCCACTGAAGATGTTCGGTGGTACTGGAAGGAAGTTGGTCGCAATGGCTAAGGCGCAGGTCATCCTGTTCAAGGAGTCCGGCAAGTACTACACGGAGGAAGAATGGGAGGTGCCGGACTCGGTTCCCCGAATCACACCTCCGGGGGGTCGTCGCTCTGTCATCGGGCCGTACGACATGGAGCACAGCAAGGACTTCCGTCGCATCGGCGGGGGCGCAGTCCTGGTGCTCACTCAAGAACCGTGGGGATACCCTCACCTCTTTCCCAATGAGAAGTAGCCGATAGGTGGGATGGGGCGAAGCGCTATGCCGGGTCGTCCGCATCGGCTAGTATGTCAAGGACCACCCACGAACAAGGAGCAAAATGAGCACCGATCCAGACTTGACGAACCAGACCAGTGATGAGATCGAGCCGACTCCGGAGGTGTTTGACGACGGCGTTCGAGAAATCTTTCCTGTTCGATTCGACAACGCTCCGACCTATCTGGACTTCAGGCCGATCGCGGGTGATCCCGACGAGCCCGAACTTCCCGACGACGTACAAACGGTAGGGGAGGTGCTGGATGAGCTGGGAAAAGATGGAGACGTCTCTGTACCGGCGTCTGCGTCGTCGCCGGACGTGACGCTGAACACCGGGCTGCCCAAGTTAATGACGGGTGTCCAGCTGCCTGCAAGTTAGGCGAGTGGACACGCGAGAAAAAAACTGAACGAAACCTTCTAGCGAAGTTTTTGTACAGTGAAGACGACCACTGGATGAAGGACGCCGCTTGCGGAGGGTCTGCTCCAACTCGTGATGAAGACGGGAATCTATCTCCCGACATCTTTTTTCCCGAGAGGGGTGAGCCAACCGATCCGGCAAAGCGGATTTGTATCTCATGCACGGTTCGCAAGGAATGCAAAGCGTACCGCGACAAGACAGGCTCCCGTGAAGGTATGTGGGGCGGGGAAATTCTCAAGAAGGATGACAAGTAATGCAAGATGAATCCTGGTACAGGTTGGTCGAGACCGTGTGGCCCGAGAAGAAGGACACGATCGACTACATTCGAGAAGAAAAACAGCGTCGCGATCTTGTCGCTACTGCGAATCGAAACTCCAGAGGTAAGCGGTGATCCCGAAATCACTCTCGGCCACGGCGCTCGACACGGCTATGACTTGTATGGCCCGCTATCATGCCGAGAAGTTCCAGCGCACACCCACTCCATCCGGCGACGCGGCCTTGCGTGGGTCCACGGTGCACGGGGCATTGGAAGTCTTTGTCCGCAAGGCTGTTGTCGAAAAATCCCTGGACTGGGAGTGGGAGATTCTTGAAGCGATGCTCATGGTCTCCTTCAAGGAGACATTCGACATCTCCGACCTAGATAGCGAGCAGTGGAAAGACGTTCGCGAGATGACGTGGCGCTGGTTCAACCGGACCGACGTTCGTGAGCCGCATGTCGAGGTCGTCAGCTTGGAATTGCGCCAGGAGTTCGAGGTTGCTACCTCGGTCGGGTCTATCCCGTTCACCTTCATTATCGACCGGCTCGATCGCATCGGACCTGGCATCTATCGAGTAGTCGACTACAAGTCGATTCGAGCTTTCATTAGCAGCGAAGACCTTCGGTCGAAGATTCAGGCTCGTGCCTATGCCCTGGCCGTCCAAATCGTGCAGCCTGATGCCCAAGAAATTCACGTCGAGTTTGACATGGTTCGTCATGACACTCGCAACCCGAGTACTATCTTCACTCGCGAAGACAACGCCGCGACCTGGTATCGCATTATCGAAGAGGTCGAGAAGATAATCGCGGCTGACGAGACTGCCCGGTTGCCCGAGACTCTCAACAATGAGTGCATGTACTGTGTTCGTAAATCTGAGTGTGAGACACTTATCAAGCACGCTGCAGGTGGCGGCGTGTTCGGAAAGACTCCAGACCAGGCGGTCGAACTGAAGTACAAGGTTCAGTCCGCACTCAAGGCACTGCGCTCTCTCAACGACGAACTGGACGGCATCATCCTCGCCAAGTCCCAGGCCGACGACACCTTCAAATGGCGCGTCGGAGACATCGAAGTGAAGATCACGGCATCCAAGAAGAGGACCCCTGACATTCAGGGCATCCTTCGCATCTTGCCCGAAGAAGTCAAGGACCGTTACGCAAATCTGACTCTCGGACAGATTGATGCGCTACTCAAGTCTGGCGAAATCAGCGACGAACTTGCTTTGCAGATCGAGTCGATGATTACCCAAGGGTACGGAGACCCTTCGCCAAAGGTCTCTAGCAAACCTATCATCTAGTAGGAGGACGGTATGGCAAACACAAACTCGGTCGAGGTCGGGCCGGACGGAGATGGTGGCTGGTTCAGCACGGCCTTCCAAGGCGCAACCAAGGTCCAGCGTCGTTCTCGCATGAAGCATCAGGCAATCAGTGTCGGTATCGGCATGGCACTGATTATGCGCTGTGAACTCATCATCAAGAACCGCAAGGGAGTCATTGTCGAGAAGAACTCCTACGGCAATGACCCGGAGGCGACTAAAGGATGAAGGTCACACAAGCGCAGGTCGACGCGTTCAAGTCGGCGTGGGAGGCGAAGAATGCTGAGATGCTGGATGACCTTGGCACGCCCTACCAGGGCGAGTCAGGTGATCGCACCCGTGCTGGACTAGAAGCCGTGGCAGCCCTGACCAGCCACTATCAGTTCGGCACCCTCATCGACAGTGGCTTCGAACTTGGCGAGGCACCAGGACGCACTGACGCGATCGTCGACACAACCGACGCGATCCTGACAGCATCCGTTCACACAGTCGCAATGCTCGGTGATGATCGAGGACTCGCCGTCATGGGACTGCGTGGAAAGATCAACAAGGCCGAGTCGACTGTAGAAGCGAACTTCATTATGGACTGGGAGTTTGCTGGCTGCGTCGTCGGCGAGATCATGAAGGCAGCAGCAGCCGGAGGATCAGAAGCTTACAAGCTTATGGAGTCCGGTATCGACCGTTCGATCGAAGGGAATTCAGAAAATGGCAAGGATTAAGTCTGCACTGACAAAGTGCAGGACATGCAAGGGTGACATCAAAGTCATGGCTCAGGTCGGGACAGGTTACTGTTCTCAGAACTGCGCGGACGCCGCGTCGCCGGACCCGACCGTGAACCACAGCGCCGGGGTGCGGCCACACCGCAGCGCCACCCCTCCGGGTCATCCGCGCAACAACGCCACAACCTTTTAAGGGGACATGATGGACGAATCATCTAGCGTAAAGACGCCCGTCGAATCAAGGACAGCTTGTGATCGGTGTGGACACATGCACAGGCCCGCCCTGGTCAAGACGTGCGCCTGCTGCGCGACTGACATCAACAACGTGAACGAGTCGATCGGAATCGACCTGTGAGTGGGCCGAACGCTTTTCATTCTGGTGCCGAGGACCTCGAGTCCCGCGACGAGCAAAGCGCTGCAGCCTTCGAGCGTGACAACACATGGCCTGAAGATGAGCCCGACCCGTCGGAGTACATGGAGTAATAGAAGAAAGCAAACCCCCCGCAGAGCGTATCTGCGGGGGGTTTGCGCTTGTGGGGACTACTTTTCGCTTGGGTAGTCTTCCGCCGTGATGCCGTTCGCCTCGTTGGTCTTGCGAATCAGCTCCGGGTCGGGCAGCAGGTCATCGCCGCCGTAGTCGTGGCCGATGCCGATGTCGGGCAAGAACTTATTGACAGCTCCATCCTGGGAAGTGATGCCGGCCTTCTTCAGGAACTGGTAGTGGATGCCGACCGCGAGGACAAAAGCCATGAACGCCTTCGTGAGAAACTCCCACAGATTGAACGTCGAGCCAAGCTCGGTGAGTACCTGAATGAGCACCGTGACGGCAACCAGGAGGAGTGTCTTGGTTCGTGACTCAACGAACCGCTTCGTGATGAGACCCACGATGAGCGGGGCGAGAGTGGCGAGGATGAAGGTGTACCAGACAGTGCTGATCGACACCTCGATCCCCTTGGTGTCGAGTGCGCCGGGCTCGGCGAGCGCCAGCTGTTCAATGATAAACATGGTCTTCCTTACTTGACTCGGACGATGATACGGATGCGGGTCTGGTAGTGGTCACTGCCAGCCTTGGTTGCGGCGTTCGGATCGACCGCGAAGTGCGTGACCTCCAGCTGACCGGAGTCGATCTGCGACTGCAGAACGAAGAACCGATCAAACTGCTTATCAGCCTTCGGGCTTTCAAAGCCGTGGTAACTGTTCCACTCGGTGCGAACCTGTGACTTCGCTGCCGACTCGCAGTCACGGAATCCTGTAGCGGCGGCAGCCTTGCCGGGACCATCGTACGGATTCTGTGCGGTGGAGTTGAAATCGCCAAGAAGAACGACAACGTCGTCAGTACCTTCGGCCTTTGCGATCAGCCATGCCATGGCCTTCTTGGACTGACGCTCGCGAAGCCTGTCGTACTGGTTGCCCTTCGCCGACTTGCCTCCCTCGCGCCATTCGGAGTGCAGGTTGCCAATCAACAGCGAACCGCCAGTAGCCTTCACTCGGTGACGGGACCACACGAGCTTGTCGTGATCGCTGCCTTCAAGATCAACAACACCAGACTCCAGCTCTCCGAGCGTCGAACGATCCCACAGGTTCGCTTGGCTGATGTCGAAGTTGTCACCACCGTAGACAAAGTCCCAGTCGTGCTTCGTGGCGAGCTCAAGGTTGGTCGCGAACTCTGCCATGTCTGACCGCTCTCCAGCCTCTTGGGTGCCGAGAAGGTCCAGGTTTGCCTGGGCCGCATCCTTGGCAAGAAGCGGCTTGCGCTCGTGCCACGACAGACCCTTCTTCACATTGGTAAAGCGTCCGTTCTTGCCCGACGATGTCAGACGATTGACGATGACGTTTCGAGTACCAATGTTCAGAATCGTCGACGTCGGCTTCGATGCGGGTGCACTCGGAGTCGGAGCAGGTGTGGCAACCACAGGAGCGGGACGAGTCGAAGCGACAGTCTTCGGCTTGGCGATCTTGTTGAATCGAGAAGCCTTGATGCACTTGCCGGTCAGCGTGAGATACCAGCGCGAGCCGGCAACTTCCATCTCGGCTACGACGTACGTAACCTGCTTGCGCTTGATCGGCGTGATCTTCTTGGACTTGCCGGTCGGCTGCTCGTAAGCGTTCGTGGCGCCTCGTGCCTGCACATACCCGATGTATCCCTTGTAGACGTGCTTGGGGAAGACAAGCATCCGGTAGCCAGTGTCAGGGCCGAAGTTCGCAAGCGCGTTGTTGCGCTTGTGGTACTGCACAAGCTGCTGCGCGTACGCCTTCGAGCCGACAGTCGAGTAGTCACGCCCGCCGTGAACATGGCGAGACCAGACACCCTTGATCGGTGCACGCTCGTAGAACATGCCACCTTGGAGGCGAAAGTACTTCTCCTTCGCAGCAGCCTCATTGGCAGTGAGGTCTTCCGCATCGTCGCCTCCGTGTGTGTTCCCGGAAGCACCAACAGCCACAGAGCGTGAGCCCTGTGTGACTGTCATGGAGTCCTTGCCCCACTTCATGATCTTCTCGACTGCTCGATTCATCTCGAGCAACTCGTCGGGGATGCGAGCTCCGCTACTGGTACGAATCAGCGTGTTAGCTCCCATGGGTGCCACCCCCTACCTCAGCTTGATAATTCGCCATGTGCTCGGCCTTCCTTTCAGGTTTACCCAGTAAACGGGTTCGGTGCTCTCGTCACCCTCTAGCCTCAACAGCCCACCAATCGCCAGGAACGCCGCCGCAAAAGCGAGGACGTAATTCTTGCTGGTGATTGGTGAATCAGCGTTGAGAGAATCAATTGTCGCCCATATGACGGCGAACAAAAGAATGTAGTAGCCGATCCATAGACGCTTTCCGACTCGGGTCATGTGTGCCCATCGTCCTCGCGTGCGTCGGCTAATGACGTACCATGCTACTAGTAACACAGTGCCAACGAGCGTGCGGAAGAACTCCGCGTAATCCAATTCCATATCAGTCCTTGCAAAGGTTCTCAGGGGCCGGAGGGATGGGGAAGTTTGCGCGAGCCTTTTTGAGCTCGGCAAAGTTCACATTGAAGTCACTGAAAGCTCTGTTGGTGTTACGAACGGCGTCCAGGGACTGCTGCTGAAGCTGGAGGTTGTTCGAGTCAGCGGCAGCTGAGAGGATCGTTTGAAGGAGTGGGGGGATGGTACTGATAGCCGCGGCTAAGGCATTATCGGTCTCGATGTTCGCCTGGTTGCGCGGCTGCTGCGCTGCTGACTGGCTAACGAGATACTCGCGAATGCAATCCTGAGTATCGCCAAGGTTCTTCCGCTGATCAACAACGAGCCACCCGAGAAGAACGATCAGGAGAATGAGGACATCGTTGATCAGTCGATTGATCGGCCACTTCTGCCTAACCTTTTCAGGGAGGCGGTTGTGCAGAAACTGTACGACCATCAGGATTCCTTATCGAGTCGTTTACGGCGTGGTGCAAGAATGAATCGCTCGAGCGCAGCTCCCGAGAACATGCCAACGGCGTAAACAACGCTGCTCACAAGACCCAAGGTTTCTGTGCTCATACTCATGTCGAGCTCTTGTCGCTGTCGTCATCCTTATCGGTCATCTTCTTAAAAGAGTCTGCTCCCCTAAGCAAACCAATAAGTCCAATTGCCGCAACGATAACCTGTGTGTAATCGACTTTGTCTCGATACACACCAACCGCAAGGGCAATAAGAATGATAACCAGAATGCCTACGGCCAGCCTCTCCCAAAACTTCTGGCTGCTAGGCACCTTTTACTCCTACCAAATTGACAGGATGCCTCGTCGCATCTTGACACAGAGTAATTCGTAGGACGTTCGTAGTCAAGGATACCCCATCCTGTCTAGGGTCAAACGTCCCTATTTGAGTAGTCACAACTTAATGCATTTCAGTGAGACATAGTAAGGCGAAAGTAGACTGAACGCATTGCCACTACCAGCGTTATAAGTAGTAGTCCATCCGCCCACGTTCTGAAAAGTAAACAGCCTGTTCGTGCCGCTGGGGGAAGCGCCTCCCACTGCGTCTACGTTTGCATAGACGTTTCCGTTATTGGCTCCCCAGGAAAACGTCTGACCTTCGAAGTCGTGAGCGTGAACCGGACCCTCGTCCGAAGACAGCGACTTAGTTTTCGTGCCACCCTTGTCGGTCAGATTGTCAAACTCTGTCTGAAGCGGGTCCCAGCCGACCGAGCTTCGACCCATGGTGTTATCGACATTGAAGGTTGTTGTGCCGTTGCCGACTCCATGAGTAGTTCCGATAGCTGCAAACAATCGGAACGCAACGGTGCGACTTAGTGCCTGTCCGTTCTCTAGTGCCCAGCCGATCGGTGGGGCTGGAAGATCGAAGTCCGCACGCATACCTGCTGGTGTTGCAATCTCGTCGGTGTAAAGACCAGAGTATATCTTGGTAATATAAAGATCACCCGAGGTACCGGAGACCTCTACAATGTTACCCCTCTGGACGTCCTGGACAAGGATTTGGTTCGGGGCAAGGTGTGGCAGATAGTTAACCCTAGTGTCCGGCTCGTCTTCTTCTTGTCCCGCCCTGCGAACCGTAGCAGTACGAGTCAGTATATTGACTGTTGTGACTTCGCCGACGAACGAAGCTGGCCGAAGACGATTCACTACACCAGTAGCAACGCGTTCCATGACATCCCGGAACGCAAGCGCCGTTGCCATATCTTTAAACAGTTTAGACATGTCAACTCCCTGCAATAATGACGAGGCGCTTCGCCGAGGCGGTCATTGGAGTAAGGTCAAGAGGCACACCGAAAGACTGTCCGACGAATCGCACAGGATCAAGACCTTCACTATCCTCGGGGTCTTTGAAATCTACAACAATCCCGGCTTCGATCCAGGGGTAAACGATACCACTCAAGTTCAAGTCATACTGCTCGTTGGCATGAATCTTAAGCAGACTGTTTGCGTAATTCACGCACTGCGCGTCACTTGTAAAGAAGGGACTTTCATAAAACATCGTACGCTCACCGATACGAGAGATGCGAGTGGGCGAAGACTCTCGCGTATTCGAAGCCTCGCCGTAAAAGCCTAGCGACACGACATCAGAAGTATCAGACGAGGGCGTGCCTGTTACTACGATCATATTGTAGATGAACGAATCGTTTGCAGACTTTTCATAAGAAGCAAGGTTGCCACCTTCTGCTCCAGTACGAAAGGATGCAAGCGGAGAGCCCAGTGTTGGGTCAGGGTACGGAGACATAGTAAGTGTCCCGTCAAGATCAAAATACAGATTGTTGTCTGCAATGTTCGCTGCCTTGCTCATAAGTGACCAACGAGGATCACCTCTTGTCGCCGAGAAGGAACTACCGATCGTTGTCGTCATGGTCGGATCAAAGCGAAACTTTGTTATGCCTGCATTGGCACCTAGTGCCGTGATGAAGTCTACGATCTTAGTGCCGGAATCGAAATCCATTGCCTTGCGAATCTTTGCAAGCAAAGCCTTTTTCGTAAAGTCTCTTCCGGACAAAGGGACAGTGTGAGGAAAGTTTGAAGTCTTGAAGTTGTCGATCATGAACACGCCGAGCGGCGTTTCCCACTCGACATACGGCTGGTAATTCCAGAGCCAGTAAAGTGCGCGAGCCATTAGCGCTTTCGCCTGGGTGCCATAAGTGATTGGCTTGTAGTCAAACCATCGACCCGCGCCCACCTCGTAAATGGTCGCAGTGGGATGCGTAATTGAGTTGTTTACGCTGTATGCGACGGTGATAGCCTTTGGACTGATCGTCGTATGAGCCATCGAGGAGATTGACCCCTCTTGTTCCGACGACCAGCCACCCGTAATCGGGGTGTCCTTGTTGTACGGAGTAATGAAGAACCCTGCCGCGTTTGTCGTCGCAGTCTCAGCGATAACCCACGGAAGCTCGTTCACTCCGTTATATGGACCCTTCGTGAAAATCTTGTATCCGGCATTAAATGCGGCTTGAAGAAGGGTGGCCTTTGCTGTCGGCGTATTTCCAGCGACATCAGATACAATGATGGTATATCCCGAGAGCTGTGAAAGCGTCGTCACGGTAAGGTCGATTGTAACGTCAGTGAATCCCATTGCTGCAAAAGCAGAGCGCAGAATGGTAGCAGTAAGCTGAGTCGGCGATTCAATGATGAGAATCTTCGGCTTGGTTTGACTCATTGGGAACCGAACCCCGCGATAAGGCTTAATGATCTTGTCATACCACAAACCGCCGTTTGCGTTCGGCTTAAGCTTGCCGTCTTTGTTGTCGAGCGTTATATCAATCGCCCGCCGCTCATCGCGTGTAGAGTCAACGCTTACGTTTCCACCAATCAGTCGAAATTGGTCTTCAACTGATCCATTAGGGTAGAATGGAGTCACTCCATCCGCTTCATACAGCTCTACGCGACGAGTGACACGAGTAATGCCCGCCTCGATCGCATTGACGACATCCTGACTTGGCATAACCATCAGCGATACACCTCGCTGTACGGAATGGTTACATCACAGAACTCATTGAGACCTTGGCCTGCAATTCGATCCACTTCGATATCTCGAATTGACACGTAGAACATATCTCCAAACGGAGTACGCATGATCAGTGGACGCGCCTCGCTGCGAATAGCCTCGATACGAAGCTTCTTCTGTCGTGCAGTTGTTCCGCCACTGTTGCGGAACTTTGCCACCAGAGAACCCTCGACGCCGAGGTAGTCGCCCTGGTCTTCATGGTTGCCACGTCCGATGAGATGCATCGTCTCCGACTCGTACTTCTGTGAGTAGTTATCTGAAGTGACATTGTAAAGCTGGAATGATCCAAACAGCGGGTCGATTGGGTCTGGGTCCACCAGCCAATAGCCTTCCGAGACGGTGTTTACGACTACAGGCGTGTTGTTAACTGACTCGATCAACGACCCTGAACGATTCACTTTTTGCCGGATGACATATCCGACCTGCACACCCGAAGGTGCTGTCCTGTCGCTATAGCTGACGATAGGAGCGTTACTCTGCGATGACCCGATGTAGGTCAAATCGCCGTAAGCGAGAACCGCGCCAGTTTCTGGATTGATCTGATTAATCTGTCGATAGATTGTCCACTCGATCCAGTTCGCATCCTTGCCAGGCGCCCAGGGTGTCAGGACGGTACCAGTCTCACTCTGAGCATCGTCAAGCCAAAATGTTACAGCAGCTGAAGTTGTCACCTGGAACCAAGGCTGAAACTCACTGGTTGCATATGTCCAAGGGTCAGTATAAATCCGTTGCCAAGCTCCTGTAAGAACAAAGTTTCTAGCACCGGCACCTTCACCGAGATAAGCACCAGAAACGCTACCGACTCGACCGGCAATACCTACAGTTGTTCCAGCAGGACCCTTGATCCATACAGAGCTAACGACCTTTTGATTTGCACTCAGGAGGGTTGGGGTATAGAAGACTGCACCCTCAACAGCACCATGCGTAACAACCTTTGCGGAATGTGTAGGCGAATGTGACTCCACCGTATCCCAAGTTAATGTTCCAGCACCGTAGGGACCAGGCGTAATAGCATCCTCCTGGTCACCCCCACTCAAAAGGTTAGTACTCCATGAGATGTCAATTGAATTCTGATTGGGAGTGTTGTAGTTAGCAGCTGAAACCGTTACGCCAATCGGAGCACCCGGAGGCGTCCATAGGGTGTGAATGTTGGTCGCAAGACTATGAGACAGTCCACCCTGGTCAGTGACCACAGCCGTAACAGTGTAATTCGTATTGTTATCGAGGAACGACGGGAAAGTAACGGCCTGTGTGTTTGTTGGGTTGTCGACATGAATTGTCTTTAGCGTAACTCCGGCCTTGCTGATGATTACATCTAGAGCTGTCGACGGACGGAAACCTGGTGTATGAGTAACTGTGATCGTCGGGTTTGCCGCAGTCAAATCTGAAGCATTCAGTGGGCTTGCTGTTACGGCAGTAACATTCGGACCAGCATAGGCAATAATCGAGCCACGAGCATTACTGCCTGGCGTTGCACTGGTGTCGTAGACGTCCCAAGTGTAAACGGTAACAGTCAGGTTCTGGTTGCGGTTCGCGAACGGAATACGAATCTTGCCGGTACCCGAGTTGACTGCCTGTGAAATAACCTTGCCAGTATCGTAGACAGTGCTTCCAAGTGGATCAGTCACCAAAAGTCGATACGCTGTCTGATAGTCCTCACTGAACGCATCACTGATTGCCCAGCTTATGTCGTGTACAGAGTAACCCAAAGCATTGGGGTCTGAGTAAAAAACAGGACCGGGATCAGTAGTAGAATATCCAGGCACGACAACATAGACACCAGACGGGTGCGAGACCGTGAAAGTATTGACAGAGGGGTGGGTGTACTGGTTGCCGTACGGGTCCTCGAACTTTACGCCAATATACCTGACTCCAGCAGGCACCCAGGCCGACTTCCAAGTGCGCTCCCAGCTCTGAAAACTAAGCGACCTCAGCTCCCAGAACGTGTCAGTAAATTCAATCGCATTTAGCGTAAGGTCTACGTTGTCTGCAATCCGATAAATCGGACGCACGACGGGAGGGCTGTACTGAAGAGTACTGTTCTTTGCAAACACGTTGACCTTCGGCAGCGACGTGGTCACTACAGAAGAAGCAAGGGGCTGTAGATCACTCGAGGTGACTGTAATAAGAGCGTTACCAAAAACTACCTTGTTGTTACCACTGGCAAGCTCTACCGACATCCAGTCCTGGCGCCTTGACGGGTAACCCGAAGCAGGCGACTGTGTGGTCGTCCAGAAGTCACCTAGCTGATCACCACTAGCGCGACCCGGACGCACCTGCGGCTCGATGGTTCCATTCATTCTTCCTGACGCTACATCAGCTCCATTGAGAGTAAAACTCCCGGCAGGATCAATGATCTTAGCGACATTCAGTACACCATCGTATCCAGCTACATCTCCAGTAGAGTATGCAGCCGGCCTGTATAGCGGCTCGATGAAGTTGACAATAAAGCTTCCGTCAGGGTGAGTGTTAAACCCGATAGCCGTTGTTCCAGAGTAATTATACTTCCGGTTGGAATAGCTTCCCGTGTCGACAAACTTCATTGTCACATCAACGACGTCTGCAGCAGCGTTTGCACCGAGGGTAGTTGTCTTCAAGACTCCCACCCACTTACGAGGAACAAACTCTGTGGACTTGTCACCTATGATGTCGTTTGGGTGAATGACAGTTACAATAGCTGCAAGGGCAATGACTGTGTTGAGACCATCAGGCAGTGCGTAACCTCGGACGACACGAGGCCTGTTACTGAATGCATAACTGTTCGAGTAGTAGTTTAGACTACCGTACGGAAGCAGTCCTTTACTCTGTGCGCTAAACGAAGCGCCAGTCGTTTCGTTAATCGAACAGTGCCTCCAGACTGTTCCCTTGTCTGAAGAGTTGCCTCCGTAACTTGCCATGACGTCAAAGCGCCGCGCCGCCGCGCCGCCGCCCTGAGACCACGAGACATTAATACCGGTGTTCCAAGCACGCCACGGGTACGCTGCGGTCTCAAGTGAGAATGTTTCTCCAGCAACCCAGGTTCCGGCAGTCGTACGAATACGAGTCACGTAGCCGATGAAAGGACTGACGGACTGAGAAAAAAGATAAGTCAGAGCAACCGCACCACCGACGCTGACGTCGATGTCCATGATATCGGGCTCAGCGCCTGAAACTGCAGGTGCCGCAGTTTGCTCTGCATCCGTACTGACGTACGAAACTCCAGTACCAGCAGTGTAACGAATGATCCTACTGCGAACAGTATTATCAGAGCAAATGTAAGCCAGAACGACGTAGGTTCCATCGTGCCCAACAACAGCCTGCCAGCGAGGAGTGAACTTGAGGGTCGTGATCGTGATCGTGGCAACCGTAGTGACACTCATGCTTCCGTCAGCTGGGTTCTCGAGAACCACAAAAGTTGTTGCACTGGTCGGAACAACTCTGACAACTTTTCCAGAAGCAAGTACGCCACCGTTGTACTTGGTTCCGCCACCCCGTGAAGTGAAACTGGCCTGCGAGGTCGTAAGGCTGCTCATGTTATTCCTTCACTACTGAAACGAGGTTGTTAATGAAGTCTTCTGCGTCATCGCCATTCTCGACGTTCGGGAAGACGAGATCACCTGTCACCGTAATGTTAGTGTCTCCACCCCTGAACGGATCATCTCCACGCCAGCCCCTCGGGAGAGGCAAGACTGCCTCGTCACGATTGCCTTCGCCGATTGTAGCATCCACTCCGCCGCTACGCGACCGAACTATCGCACCCTTCGCCAGCTTAACTCCATGTGTTCGCAGGAAGTCCAGCGGCTCTGTGAGTGAGCCATTCTGCCACATCGACAGGTGAAGGTGAGGACCAGACGAGTTACCAGTCGAGCCAGACTTCGCAATGACATCATTCGGCATAACGGTATCGCCAGCACTAACCAGACGCTGACTGTTGTGTGCGTACAGCGACTTGATGCCGTTCTTGTGGGCAATCTCGATCATACGACCGTACGAGCCATAGCCGCCGCCGTTATACTTTCCACCATTTGCTGCAATGTCTCGTGACGCTGTAACAGTACCACCACTGATTGCGTGAACAGACGTACCCTTCGCTACAGGGAAGTCTCTGCCGTTGTGACCAGCATACGATCCGATGCCGCCGCCGATCGAGTATCCACTCATAAGTGGCTTGACCCACTTATCGGCAATTTCCTTTCGAAGCTGCTCCATGTACTCGTCAGTGCCAAAGACTACGTCCTTGACCTGTGTGTGGGCAGTGCGAGCGCCAGGCTGAATCTCGTTCCACAGCTTGCCGATGATTCGATCAACAATCTTTCCAACAGGCGTGTAAATGCGCGATGCAACATTTCCAGCCGCACCCTTAGCCCAGTCAAACGCTTCCCCACCAACATTAATGACTGTGCCAGTCACACCCTTTGCGACGTTCTTAATTCCACCAGCAGTCTTTTTGATTCCGTCAAGAATGCCGCCTCCGAAGAACATCGGGACACCCTTGTCGTTCATCGCGCCATGCACGTTATCGAGCGGGGTCTGCTTCTTGCCCTCAAGAAGTCCGAGCTTCTGGCCGAGGGTGTTGAACAGCATGGTTGCCCGGTTACGATAAGTCGGATCGGTCGGAATGACAAACTCGGGGTGATTCGGCTTACCCTCGCCAACGATTGCACGAGCTCCGTTCGTCACCCAGCCATTACCTACGCGACGGTTCGGGATCGCACCACCCTCTTCGAGTGCCTTAATCGGCGGAATGTGGTCGACCTTAAAGTTGATACCAGGCAGCTTGTTCAGCATCATAAGGCCGTCGATCATCTTGTTAATTGCGCCGATGATCCCGTTAACCATACCGATCATCGGGTTAACGATCTTACTCGTGTTATTGCCGATCCAAGTCTTAATGTCGTTAAACAGCTGCTCGAACTTGTCCTTGATCGGCTTGAGGACGTTGTTCCAAACCCACTGACCAAGTCCCTTGAGGCTGTCAAACGCTCCAGTGATTCCACCCCACCAGCTCGCAAGCTTTGGCTGGATGTGCTCGCTCCATGTGCGCCCAACCCAGGAGACGATCGGTGACAAAACATTGTTCCAGAACCATTGGCCAGCTCCCTTGACTGCGGAGAGCGCATTCTGGATGCCACCCCACCAGCCCTTGAGGTGTCCAACAACCCAGTCCCAAGCGTCCTTGAATCGACCGATGACAGGCTTGAGAACGTGGTCCCAGAACCAGATACCCATCTGAGCGATAACCGCGAACGGCACCAGAAGAAGATTCCACCAAACATCAACAACCGGAAGAATGTAATCCTTGAAGAAGTTTGCAAAGAATTTAAACACAGGATCGAGTACGTTCTCCCAAATCCATTGCGGAACCCCTGCAAGGAACTGGAACGCACCGATAACCGCATTGACAGTGTCGTGAACCTGTGTCGGCAATAGATCGTAAAGCCACTTAAAGAATCCGAAGATGCCGCCGACGATACCCTGTGCAATCCCGACAAGAATCTGCCAGGCACCCTTGAAGACAGCGCCAAGGGTGTTGAGAAGCCCCGAAAATACTTCCCAAATACCCTTGCCGATGTCACCGAGTCCGGTAAGAACCATCTTCGGATCAAGGGTCAATAAACCCATGATAACCTTTACTGCGCCAGCAACAATCCGAATAGCACCACGAAGAATCTTCAGGAAGCCGGCAATAACTCCTCCCATGGCTTCAAAGACTGGCCCGATCGTGTGACCGATAACGCTACCGACAACCTTGAGGGCAGCCAGGAGGATGCCAAACGCGATGACGAGAACCCCACCGACGACCTTGGCCGTCCCAATCAGTGCATCCTTAAGGGGTGCCAGTAGTGTCGCGAACTCTACAAGCTCGGGACCGATCTGATCCCAAATGGAAACGAGGCCATTCCAGCCTGCTGTAAAGATTCGCTTCAGGTCAGGCCAGAACAAGTCGAAGATGCCGGTGACAATTGCAACAACAGCATCCACCTTAGCCTTGATCTCCTTGGGGTCAAAAGCATTCCCGAGAAAGTTGCCAGTATTGGTGACACTATCAGGGAGCTTAACCCCATCAAAGATTGTGCTGAAGAAGTTACCAACCCAGTCACCAGCACCTGAAAGAGTGGGAAGTACGTCATTGTCCCAAGTCTTCTTAAACCACTTGCCCATCGACTTAAATGGGTTGACCTGTGCGAACAAGTCTGACGTGGATGCAAGCGTCTCGTCAGTAAGCGCGTTAATCGCATCAACCTCAGAAGAGAAGTCCGTGCGCCCCTTCAAGCCCTTGCCAGTGACGTCGGGGAAGTTGGCACCCGCCGTCTCGGGTGTAGTCGCGCCCTTGCCCTTTTCCTTCGCAAGATTCTTCGCGGCCTCCTTGGCCTGCTTGCGCTCCTCGGCTGCCCGATTAAGGTTCTCCTGAGCAGTAACAGCCGCGCTAATTCCAGCCTCAATGTCGGAAATGGTCTCGCCAATGAGATCGTACTTCTGCTGCATACGATCAATCTGATGATCGACCTCGTCGAACTTCATCGCCTTCTCGAGATCAAGAATCTCACCCTGGCGCTGAAGGTTCTCCATCTGCGCACTCATCTTATCGAGAACGGCGAGTGAATCTTCGAGTGGCTTCTTCTGTGCTTCGAGGCCAGCCTTCTGCTGATCAAGACCAGCACGCTGACCCTCTAGTGCTTTAAGCTGCTCGTCATAAAATCCGGTGATATCAGAACCGGCTCCAGCAGCACGAAGTCCGGTCGTAATCTCCTTCATTCCGTCAATCGCTTCAGTCAACTGACCAAAACGATCATCGACCTTCTTAATCTCATCGTCAAGACCAGACAGCTGATCCTTCACCTTGTCGATAGAGATTCCGCCCTGCTCCATGCGAAGCATTTCGAGACGGAGCTTCTTCTGAGCAAACTCATTCTCGAAAATGGCGTGGTCCATCTCTCGACGGGCCTCGATGTCCTTATTCTTCAAGCGATCAATCTCGGCGCCTAGGCCCGCGTACTCGGAACGCATGGATCGCAGCTTGCCCTGAAGATCATCATAAGACTTAAGGGCAGCCTTACTTGCTCCACCCTTCTGCAAAGTCTTACGATCGTCGGCAACGTCCATGCGTGCAGACTTGCCGGTAATGTTTGAAGTTGCCTTGCCGAAGCGATTCAGTTCCTTGTATGCCGCATCGGTGTACTGCTTGATCTGACCAAGTGTACTGAACTGCTTGACAACCTCCCCCATACCAGCGGTGACGTTCTCCACCAGTGACGGCGAGTGGTGGGCAAAAGGATTGATGTAGCTGAACCACTCGTAAACCGCAAGGGCCGCGTCACGAACAACCTTGACCACAGCGAGCATCGCATTCTGAACGCCCTGCGGAAGTGCGTTGAACGCGCTCAGTGCTCCGCCAACCATCCAGTTGAAGACGCGTCCGAGATCACCACTACTCTGGAAGTAGCTGACAATGTTATTCCAGACCTGCGCGATCTGACTGCGGAAAATATACAAGAGGCCAATGATCGCACCGATAGCGATACCCCAAGGCCCAAACAAGATCGGAATAAGCCGCACGGCAAACTGACCGATCACCAAAGACACTGCCTTGAGTGCAGCCATGATCGCAGCCGGATTAGCGAGGAAGCCGATGAACGAAAGCCAGATAGCTGCTAGGCGAAGTCGCGTCGCGGCCATGATTCCGCTAATGATTCCGCCGAACCTACTCCAGATACTTATCTGAGCAGCGGCGCCTGTGGCGGTCCCCGCTGCAAGGGCGCGCTGGGTGGTCACATTGCCCGCGACGAGGGCGGCGTTCGTGCCTCGTGTGATCGCCAGGGTGGTCGCGCTTCCCCGAGCGAACAATCCGACGATAGATGCCCACACCCACTTAAAGGCGGCGGCGAAACCGCCCATCAAGACAGTTTGGGTGAGGAATGCGACCCATGCAGCGAACGGTGCGGCAGTCCTAGCAATCAGCATTCGGATGCTAGTTACACCAGACCACGCGATGAACGTAAATGCCTTCGAGGTAAGCGTTGCCGATGCCCAGGCTGCGGCGGCGAACCACTTAAACGGAGCTCGCAGCATCGTCAAGAACAGACCAATAAGGCCCTTGCGCTTCATCTCGGTGACGACTACCGACTCGCCGTCTATGACCGTGTTGACTGCAGTGGCAGTGGACAGGATGCCGATAGCGCGAGCGAGTCCACCGACACCGATCTTAGTGACGACAAACAGAGTCTTCAGCGAGCCGAGGTACCGAAGCAGAAGCGGCATGACGACCAGGAGAACCGCGATCCCGAGCGCAACCTTCTGGACGCCAGCAGGCAGGTTGTTGAACGCCTTAGCGAGATTCGCAACCTCGCCCGCAAGGTAGATCAACTGCGGGATCAGCGGGGTAATGATGTCAGCGAGGCTGTTCTGGAGCGCGATGCCCATTCGCTGGAGTCGCTTGGGGTTCGACTCCAGGATGGTGCCGAGCTCCTTGTTCATGGTATTGAAGACCTTGTCACGGCTGATCGTCGCGTCGAGCGACTTGTTGTAGTTGCCGTGCTCGCGACCCATGTCCTTGAGAAGCTGGATGTAGCGGTTGTACTGGTAGATACCGACAGTGGCAGATGCGTTTGCCAGCTGCTCGCTCTCGCTCAGGTTGTTGAAGCCCTTCTGAAGAACCTCAAGCTTCTCGGCTCCACCCAGGGACTTCCATGCCACAGAGTCGACATTGACTCCGAGCCGCTCCATCGCAGCCGCGCCCTCTTCGGTGGGCTTGCTGATGCGAGAAAGAATGGTCTTAAGTGCGTTACCGGCCTGCGAGGCCGAACCAGCCGCAGGAGTAATCGAAGCTGTCATTGCAGCCAAGTACTTAGCCGAAGTGCCTGATGCTGCAGCCGCCGAACCGGACTTTGCCATGGACTGAATAAGTCCACCCATGTCAACGGCGGTGGCGTTTTCAATTGCGTTCAAGTCAGCAAGCGTACGCTTCAGCTTGCTGGCGCTCATGTTGTACTGAGCCTGAATCGAGATGAGTGCTTCGGTCGCCTTAGCAGCAGGCATGTCACCGATGTTCGTGGCGATCAGAGTGTTCTCGACTGACTTGGCAAGCTCCTTGCCCGAGACTCCAGCTGCGGCCCAAGCGCCCGCAACCTCCATGACCTCCTTCTTCTGAATTGCAAACTTCACCGACAGTGCGTCGAAGTTGCGCTCCAGTGCTGCGAGCTCCTGCTTCTCAATCTCCTGGTTGTAAGCCGCCATTTCCTTCTTGGCAGCCTCGATGTTACCAGTGAGGTCCTTACCCATGACCTGAGAATACTCAGAGCGGAGGTTCTTAGCCTGCTCGCCACCGGCGTCTAGGGTTGCCTGAAAAGACTTGACAGCGGCATCGCTGTCACCATAGACCTTGGCGACGTGCACCATCGCGGCTTGCTGGTCTAGCGCGAACTTTGTCGCAGCGGCACCTGCTAGAACAAGTGGCAACGTAAAGTTGTACTGAAGCTGACGACCAACCCACTGCATCTGGTTTCCGGCCTTCGTCATGTCAGCGAAGGACCGCTTACCTACCGGGGAAACAGCCGAAGTAGCTTGCGACTGCGCTTGCACAGCAGCCATTTCCGCTCGGACACTACGAAGGGTGCGACGAGCATTCGCGGCGAGGACTCTCACCTGAATGTTCATGATGCCTGGACCCATGTCCACCTCTTATCCGTCTAGCTGGAGTTTCGGTCGGACCTCAAAGTGTCCATCTGATGCCAAGCATACAACGGGGGACGATCCCTATCAAGGACCATCCCCCGTTGTATGCCAATCAAGCGTTCCTGGCTCTCGGCTTCTTGCTGTCTTCCTTACGCTTTCGCTCTGCAGCTTCGTGTGCTTCGTGCTTGTAAACTTCCTGCTTCATGTAATGCATCTTCTTCACAAAGTCAGGATGCTGATCATACAAGCCGCCCGCTACGGGGAGTGTCGACCACTTGATCCCCTCAAGGAATACGAACATCGAGATAGCCGAGTGAACCCGGCCCTCGATGGGGCGACCGTTCACAAATGAATCTACTTGTGAACGGAAGGTCATTCCCCCGCTGCGCGCACCTTTGCAGCCTCAAGCTCGCGCTCCAAGCTTGCGATCTCCTTCTCGATCTCCTCGACCGTGAGGTCGTTCTTGAGCCAGATGTTGTACTCGCGAATCTCCTTCTCGATCTTGTCGATGATGCGCGGGTTCGCGCCGTCGATGAAGGCATTCAGGTTCGCATCACTGAACTTGACATCCTGCCACTCGCCGGACGCAGTGCGACGCTTGACCTCCCAGTTGACGATCGCAGCCTTGAGAAGCGCCTTGCGAGTACGACCGGGGTCGATCTTGATGGTCGTCGTCTGCTCGCGATCGACGCGCAGGTCCTGGTTCTGTGTACGCTCGAACTGTGCCCGCTGACCCTCGGTCATGAGCTGGATGATGACGGACTGCTTGCCGTCGGGAAGAACGATACGCTTGGTCTCATCCGTCCCCCAGTAGTCGTCGAAGCCGGTGGTGAAGTCCTGCTCGACGCCCGTCACCGGGGCGATCGGCTGGCCGGGGTCGATGGGCTCAGTGTACGTTGTCTCCGTCATTGCGGTTGTCCCTCTCGTGTGGACTTTAGTGTTAATGAAAGTGCTTCGCGGGAGACCAGGGTGTCTAATCCCAGCCTCCCGCTCGACCAATAAACTTGTGCTTACTGACCGCTATTAAGTTATGCCGCTTTGGTCCCCGAGGACTTAGCGGATGGTTGCCTGCGCGGACTTGACGACCACAGAGGCAATTGCCGTACCGACTGCAGGACGCAGGGCACGGAAGCTGACGTCGTTCTCGATGATGTCATCACCACTCGGCTCGAGTCCGTAGGGCTCGAGTGCGACGTTCGGGATCGTGATGACGATCGAGCCCTTGGTCGCCGGGGTGCCAGCGATGATGTCCTCGTACGTCTGGCAAGTGATGACCAGCGGGGACTTGACGGTGACGCCACCGGGAGCCGTGAGGGCCGAGCCGCCATAGACAGCCTGGCGCCACAGGAGCGAATCGTTGGGACGGATCGAGAACGACCCGTTGACCTCGCGACTCTTGGCCGTCAGGTCTCCGATGTAGAACGAGCCGAGTCGGAAGTCGTCATCCTCGAAGTTGTTGTTGATGTCGAGGCTGAACGACTTCGCCGGCAGACTGACCGAGTTGTAGGTGATCGCGACGTTCGTACCGACGATGAGGGGCGAGTTGTCCCACATCGGCGAGGCGGTCGGCGTGATACCTGCGGTCTGCTTGCGGGCGATGAGTCCCGAGCTGCCCATGAGGTAGCCGTTGGCATCGGACTCCAGGTGGAAGGTGTTCGCCACGACGTCGGTGTAGCGATACACCTCCAAGCCAGAACCGATCTTCTCCTCGACCGCCAGGAAAGGCAGCGTCGAAGAATCCGAAGGCGTGATCGTGTGGGTGGTGACACCAGTTGTCGTGACCGATGCCGCCGAACCAAGGACAGCTCGCAGAAGCGAAGTGACAGACTCGAGACGAACGTAGAACTCGTAGTCACCCGACCAGGAGACGCCACCAAGGTACGCGTCGGCCGTGTCACGCGAGCCTCCGATCTCGGGATCGGTGACGAGAAGATCACGGTTCGGACTGAGATTGCCCGAACGCATCTTCATTGCCGTGTGGGCCGTACCGAAGCCTGCCGGGAACGTGTCGGCGGTGGGCTGCGATGCGAACAGGACTGCGCCTGCCTGAGAACTGTAACCCATGGGTTACGCCTCCCTCTTCTTCTCGACGGGATCGGTGGGGCCCTGCTGTGCCTGCAAGGCTGCGGCTTCGGCAGCTGCGGCCTGCTCCAGGGGGGTCAGGGTTTCCGCGTACTGCTTGGCGGACTCCTTGGCAGCCTCGAGGCGAGCCTGGAGACGGGCCTTCTCCTGCTCCAGCGCCTCCGTCTGCTGCTTGACGCTGTCGAACTGCTGCTTCTCCACGAGTGCGCGCTCGGCCTCCTCGGCATCCTGGCGCAACTTCTCGATGTCAGCAACCAGCTTGTTCTGCTCGTCGGTTGCCTTCTCGAGATCGGTCTTGGCTGTGGTCATTACCGCATCTCCGTTTCCAGTGTGTAGTCAAGAACGCTGAGGTAGGCAAGGTTGTTCTGACCCAACTCTTTGCTCAAGTATCGGTGGCTGTTGGCCCAGCCTCGCTTGTAGGACTCGGTGCCAAAGCTGTCCGTAACCGTAAGCGAGCCCAACAATACGCGGAGGGTGGGGTCGCGGTAAAGGACCATACGCACGAGCCTTGCATAGGCGGTGTGTATAGCGAGTCCGCGAGTACGATCCGAATCCTTAGTGAGCATATGCACGCCTACCTGATACTGCTGTAGCGTGGGCTCGGAGGGTGAAGCGCCAGAACCAACCATTTCATACGATTCAGTGTTTGGCATCCAGACTGACGGAAACACTCCAACCGACAAGTTAGGATCACTGGTCGAGAGCATGCGATCAAAGATTTTGAGGTCGACATCGGCAGCTGCGATGCGCGACAGAAGCAAATCGCAGAACTTGCTCAGGACTGTCTCTTGTACTTCGAGCGTCATTCCATACCCCGCTCGATATAAAAGTTCAATGCACTCATCGTGAACAGCATGTCAGTCTCATCAATTTCCATGACTGGACGCGCCGGGACAGAGTGACCAGAAAATGTGCCGCCCTGCTGTGCCGTCTTCACCTTGCGACCCAATTCTCCCGAAGGCAACGGACCAGGGTAAGTCAGGACCGCGAGGGTTGCTAGGACTCGAACCTCGCCGGGACTGTCAGTGATAAAGTCTCGAAGCTGTCCAGTGCGCTCGTTGATCGGTCCAGGACCAAACCCCTGCTCTACGCGATCTGCAATGGTGACTTCCGACAACGGCTGCCATGCACCAGACGGCGTACCCTGATCCTCGAAGAACTCGTTGAAGCGTTGCTGAAAGTGCTGAACAACGGGACCGGCCATGAACACGGCCAACATCTCAGGCGACAGCAAGTTCTCAAGCTTCAAAAACAGCTTCTCGGCATCATCTGCCTGGACGCCGAAGTCTACGGTCATCGTCGGACCGGCTGTACTTGCGGACGGGCTGGTCCCGTTCATGCGAGGCATCAGTTGTTACCCGAGTACGCGTTGCCGTCAACGCCGAACAGCGACATCTGACGGCGAAGTGTGGGGTTGTAGAACTGCTCGACTAGTGAGACTGCGTCCTCGTTGTGAATCAGAAGTCCCGGCGAGCCGGTACCCTCATCAAGGCGAGGTGCTCCAGCGAGAACGATCGAACCATTCTGAACTTGGCCCAGGAGCGCGAGTCCTTCGCGCAGCATCTGCAAGCCGTAAGCGTTGGGTGCATCGTCCTCGCCAGCGGCGCTCATGTCAAGCATGAGTCGCCCGCTGGCGAGAAGGTTGTTGATCTTCTTCAGCAGAAGACGAGTGGGTCGATACTGTGGCTCTGAAGGAACCACAATCGGGGTGACGTAGATGTGACCCAGCTGGGCGTCGATGTCATCGGCCTGCGACCGAATCATCTGCGTCCCATCTCCGTGCTGCGCTTGCAAAGGAATGTCTCCCTTTAGCAAGTCGGCAACCCCGGAGTAGGCTCCATCTACATTCGCCACTCGTCTTCTGCTTTCCGAAGGTTGGTGCTACGAGCCGCTGGGCGGCGTGATGCCGCTCTGCAGACCCGAGGGAGGGGTGGGGGTGGTGGACGACTCGGCGTCGGACTCGCCTGTGGCAGAGTCGTCAGCCTCGTAGTCGGCCTCGCTGAAGGGCTGCTCGGAGAACTTCTCTCCGTATGCACGCTCTTCGAACTTGGACTCGGCACCCTTCTCCGAACGGAACGGACGCTCCGTCAAGTTCGCAGCGCTCTGGTAGATGGGATCGGTACCGAGGTACCCATCGACATCATCGGGACGCTGCAGACCCTCGTTCGGGTCCTCTCCGAAGGTCGACAGAACCTTGGGCGAGGTGTCGTCCTTGAGCTGCTCCTCCTGCCAGAGCAGGTCAGCGGGCTTCGTGGTCTCGGTCTTTGCCATGATCAGTTCTCCTTAGAAGCTGACGGCGGGAAGGTTGACGTTGACCGCGTAGGTCAGGTCAAGGTGCGGGAAGACCGGGAACATCTTGATTCCCGTCCCCACGTCCTGACCCCACGGGTCCTTGGTCGACTGCTCCCACTCGTAGTAGCCGGGAGTCCAGTCGCCCTCGGGGTGCGGGGAGGTCAGCGTCTTGGCGAAGCCGATCTCCGTGTCGTCGAGGTCTCCGATCGACGCATCCGAGGCGAGGAACACGAGCTCGTTGACCGGGAAGAACCGGTTGTTGGTGACCGTGTTCGAGCCGGGCGGACGAGTCCGGTAGACCGAATCATACACGATGTGCGTGATGTCGGTCGCGTTCTCGAGAACCTGGACAGCGGCGTCCGGTCCCCAGCCGTCCATCAGGTAGCGCAGGTCCGGAGCGACAGGTGCATTCGCTCCGTTGTACGCTGCACCGAGGCCGGCTCGCTGCGAGAACTTGTCGGAGTTGATGATCGTACGCGTGTACCGACGGCTGCAGAGCACCCGGTCGATGACAACACCGTACTTCTCGTACATCATGTCCTTCACGAGGTTGTAGAACCCGATCGGATCGTGGGTGTACGAGCTCGCGTTGTAGACACCGTCCACGACGTGCGCTCCGAGGTCGTTGGCAGCGTTGCCAGCCTCCTGGGCGACAGGGCGACCGAACGGAACGGTCCACTTGATCTTGCCGTCGTTGTACGCGATCTGGTTGGTCGCGAGCGCACTCATGACCATCCACTCGTGCCGGTTGTCGAGCTTCCGACGACGACGAGCCGTGTCACGGGTCACCTTGGCAGCGAAGTCTTCCATCGCCGTCGTGATGACCAGCGGAACACTGCCGTTCTGGATGCTCTCCCAGATGCGAAGGAGCTCCCGGTAGCGGTTGACGTCGCTGGCATCGTAGTGATCCTTGAGGGCCCAGTCGATGATCGACGCCCGGCCCTCGCCGAGAACTCGATCATCCTTCTGCGCGAGTTCCGACTCGGCGTCCTCGGCACGAGCCGGGGCGAGTCCATCGGTGTCGAGTGTCAGGTACTGGAAGATCACGTCGTCCGCTGCGACCTCTAGGAACGGGGCGAACTGGAGACCGATGTGATCCTGCGGAGGGGCGATCTCTCGAACGAAGCCAAGGGACACCTCCTTGCGGATGATGCGGTCCTGTCCGATGGGCGAAGCGAAGCTTGCCACCGAGTTGGCCTTGCTGAACAGGCTGATGGTCATTCTGGCTCTTCCCTTCTTACTTGAACAGGACGTCGAGGCCCTTGACGGACCTCATCGCGTCGGCGGTGGTGTTGGTCAGTGCGATCCGGAGGCCGGCTGCATCGAGCTCGAAGCACCAACCCTGGTTCGCCATGCAGTCGTACGTGACAGCGACCTCGTTGTCGTGCTCCATGAGCTGCCAGGGGAGGAACGTATCCTCGAGGCCGACGATGTTCGCGAGGGTCTGACGACCATCGGACACACCTGCCTGGAAGGGTCCGATCTTTCCGGCATCGGCGCCAGAAGTGATCTTCGCCATGACTGTTCCGGGGTAAAGAAGCTTCTGACCCGGAACTCCGTCGATGGTCACAGCCGGGACAGAAGATGCCGCAACGGTGTACGACTCCTTCTTCACGGCCTTGGTGGAGCGGAGGTACTCGTTGTTCCCGAGGGGGGTACGAGCTGCGCCGCCGCCTGCGTAGCTGGGCATCGGTTCTCTCTCTTCTACTGGTTGGTCTGTGCGGCGCGGAGGGCCGTCAGACGCTTGAACGAGTCGGTCTCTTCGAGCTGCTCCCTGGTCATCGTGCGCGCATGCAGTGCGACGACTCCCTCGAGCGTTGCGATCTCCCCTGCCTGAGCGGACTGCTGTCCACCCGTCGCCGGGGTGTTGCCGTCTCCACCGCTCGCACCGTACGATCCGAAGAGTCCCGACGCGGGGACGGCATCATACGAAGCCGACCACGAGGCGTACTGCTCGGGCGTGAGGCCCTGTGCGTGGTTCGTGAGTGCTTCGATCTGCGTCGCCGGAATCTTGTTGTCCGAAGCGAGCTGATTGACGAAGCCGGCGCGAACAGTCTTCTCGCGCTCGTCGTTGGCCGTCTCGAGTGTCGTGATGTGCGCCTGTGCCGTGGCGAAGTCGACGCGGCGACCGTCGCCGAGAGTGAACAGCTGTACGCCACCGGCTGCACTGTGATCGGTCTCGGCGGGCACGACGGGCTGGACCGGGGGAACGGCTGCGGCCTGCTGGACCGGCTGCTCGGCGGGGGGCTGCTCGGCGGGGGGCTGCT